CATTTTAATTTATTTGTTTATGTTAAAGATGTAAACACCGGATTATGGACTCAATGGAAACAAACTCCTAATTTATTTTTAAATAAATCCACAGATAAAAATTATGAAATAAGATTTAATGCAAATAAAAATTATGAAATTAAATTTGGTGATAATATTAACGGATCAGCATTAAATGATGGCGACAAAGTCTTGGTATATTATTTAAATATAAATCCAAACGCTACAGCATTAGCAGCCAATACATTAAACAAATTACCAATTGCTCTCTATAATAGTGTAAATTACAATCAAATTTTAAATAACACTATTTCTAACCCAACATATATAATACCTCAAAATTATTTAAAATATGTAACTATTAATAATGATTATCCTTCTAATCCTTATTCTGAAGAGGAAAGCGTTGATAGCATAAGAAATAACGCACCTAAAAATTTTAGTTTCCAACAAAGATTGGTCACAGCTAATGATTTTCAATCGTATATAAATTCAAATTATGCTCATTTATTTGCCAATAGTTCCGTAGTTAATAATGACGATTATTTAAGTGGCCATATAAAATATCTATATAACATAGGTATAGATTCTCCGCAATCTGATAATAATATTTTATACAGCCAAATTAAATTTGCGAATAGTTGCAATTTTAATAATGTATACGTTTATCTTGTTCCTAAAAATTCCACACAACAATACGTAGCAGCTTCGCAAAAGGAATTTATAATATCTGAACTACAAGAAAAAAAGGTTTTAACATCAGAAGTTGTGATTATAGATCCGGTTTATATGGCTTTAGATTTCTATGCCAAATCACCTTATTCTAAACCTTCAACTAATGACATTAATAATAGTAAACTTTTAATTTACAAACAATCTCATAGTAGAAGATCTCCAGCTGGGATTCAAGCTGATGTAATAGCTTTAATTAAAAAGACATTTAATAATCAGACATCGACATTAGGTCAAATGATTGATTTGCATAAATTGACAAATGATATTTTAAATATTGATGGAGTAGATCATATTCAAACATATAGAAGTGATACAGATTCTTATGCAGAAGGTATTTCCCTTTTAGTTTGGAATAATTCTTATCCTCAATTAGACGTTTATACAACATCTCAAAATATACAATTACAATACTTTCAATTTCCAGTATTTAATAACATAAACAATTTAATTAATAGAATTCAAATTGTTGATAACAGTGGTGTAATTCAAGTTTCGGATTACTAAAATAGATGCAAGCTACTCAGGATCCATTAATATTAAACGAATCAATTTATTTTGATTATTCCCCTCCTCCTACTTTTTCTGGGCATTATAATAGGCATCCTTTTAGAATTCACATAACATCTTCTCATAGCGATCAACATATTATTTCTTTAGATGCAAAATATTCAAGATCTTACAACCCTCAACCTAATCCTAATAAATGGTCTTTTTTAAGACCTGAATATAGATTTTTAGATTTAAGTGGCAATAAAATTAATTACATAACCACTCAAGATACACCATTTTATATTGGTTCAGACGGTAATTTAAATAATGTTAGCGGAACCTTTATTGGTGTTAGTGGGTTTGCGGAATTTTATTTTATAGATGATATTTATAATTTTGACTTAGCCATAAACAATCAACCTTATACTACTATTATAGCTACTCTACAAACAAGTGGTATAAATTATTTTTTCAATAACAATGAATATATTTCTACCTCATATGCCAATAGTTTAGCAACAGCATATCAACCTCATATTTTTTATTATCGAAATCCAGATTATATAAAAATATCAGAAAATGGCGGTAGAGATTTTATTAACCCAAGATGGTCTGCCACAACACAACCAATTGTGTTTACTCTTAATTGGAATGGAAATTATATCTACAATGATGTAAACATACCAACCTATAATGAACCTTATAATTTTTGTCATTATTTCCCCAATTCTCAAAATCAACAAATACAAATTAAAGCTAATACAGTTGGCGTAAGTTCCAATTTTAATGATAATCTAGTAATATCCTATAGTAATAAAGATGGTTATCGTTCTCAGAGTTATTGTAAGACATATTTTAATATACCCAATAGTCAAACATCTCTCGGAGCTTATATTACAGCATCTGTTAATTTTGATTCTGGTCTAGATTTTACTGGAAATGCGTTTAGTCCCAAGATTTGGATATCAAATCCTAATGCTGGTACAGTGACTATTGCTGAGTATAATGACCCTAGCATTTTTAATACTACAGATCCTAACTTTACATCGACTCAATTTAAAAATTTTAATGTACCTATTGTTATAAATCCAGATTATACCAAAGATAATTTTTCCACAATAGGATTTCATGGCATTAATAGTATAGCAGTTTTACCTCCTCCGGATTTTAAAGCATGGGCTTGTGACGGTGAATTAAATTACCTTTACAAATTTTCCACAGAGGGAAGTATAATTTCTGCAATTGATATTAACCAAATAGTAAAAACACAAAAATTAGGTTTCTTTGTAGAAAATCAAGTTTCTCCAGCTTCTATTACATTAGATAGCAATCTTAATATTTGGATGACTTTATATGATACAGCATCTGTTTTAAAATTAGATCCTAATGGAAATTTCTTATTTGCTTTAAACCCATTATCATCCATCAATTATACACTTCCTCCTAATATAAATTATAATTGGTATCTCTACAATGAAATGCAGCCATTATCTGGTGAGGTGCAAAACTTTATTGAACCTACCTATGTTGAAACAGATTTAAACAATAATATCTGGGTAACATATTCCAATTACGCTAGTGGATTTTTAATAAAATATGATACCAATGGCAATTTACTTAAAACTATTAGTTATCCAGTTCTTTCAAGTCCACAAGATTTAGTAGTAGATAATGCAAATAATGTATGGGTTGCATTATCTAATAACTCTGGTGACACTTTAGGCACTTTGGAAAAAAGAAATTCCTTTGGAGTATTACTAAGCTCCTTTGGAAATATTACTGGATTGAATAATTTGACTTTAGATTTAAATCAAAATATTTGGTTCACATATTCATATTCTAGAATAGCAACTATAGATAATAACACCGCAAATATAACAACAATTAATGTATCAGATTATGATAATACACCTTTAGTAATTCCGAGAGACAACAATTCTCAAATATTTTATTCCTCATCACCTCAGACCAAAATAGTATCCAATAGTATTAGTAACATCAACAGAATTATTTATAGCCTTTCAGATGTACCTGCAACAACACCAAGTGGAACTATTGCCAATTCCTCTTATACAACAGCTAGCCAACAAATTTTAGCAGCAAAGGCTCAGATTCAGCAAGCAGTTATTAACTATGCGGTGACTAATTACCCAAATGCCATGAGTAATAATCCAACTCTTACAGCGTATTGCTACAGAGATACTGGATTTATAGTAGATGCATTAGCTGCGGACATAGCCAATAATACAAATCATCGATCAATTGAAGTGGGTAATTTTTACTACAAAGGTGTAACAAAAAATGTTAATGTACCTTATGGACAATTAATTCTGCCTTCTTACGAATTATCAGCAACAATAAATTCTATTAATTACATTGCATCTTATATTAATTCCAATGTAGTTACAGATACTTCTAGAAAAACTGATGTGACATCACGTATGGCTGATGTAGTATACCCTCTTCAAACCGGAGGAGCTTTAAAGGCATATTCTCCTGCTGGATCACCTACTACAGACGATATTAATATAGCCAATCTTATAGCTGCTAATAGATCTGCCCTTCAAGATAAAGTTTCTTATTATGTAATACAAAAGGGATATTTGTTTGATAGTGCTCTTTTACAAATTTGTAAAAGAGATGTTGGGTTGATTGTAGATGCTATATACAATGATCTAGTATCCGGAGTCAATGCTAGGTCTATAGAATACGGCTTGGCATATTGGAATGGAAGCACTACAAGATTGCCAGACAGTCTTGTACCTAATCATAAAGAAAAAACAACAGATACATTTAATTATCTTAACACTTGTATTAAAGATCTTTTAGTTGCTAATGGGTATTTACAAGACACAACACCTTCTCCTTACAATATATATGCAGATAAAGGATTAACTGTACCAGATGAATATACATCAGAAACAGCTTTGGAAGGTATAGCTGCCGATTATAAGGGCAATATATATGTTATAAATTCTGTTGAAAATCAAGTATATATGTTTAATTCAACAACTAAGAATTTTACAAATAAATTTTATATTAATCCTCAAGGATTTAATTTCTTCTACCAGAACAATATTAATAGCATAGATTATAATGTTTGGACTAAATCAGCTCAAGCTTATGGTGACTGGACTGGGTTTAGATGGATTAATAAATATTATAAATATCAAAACTCAAGAATAATATCTTTAACTGGAAGATCTACTAATTTAGATTTTTACGGAAATCATGCGTTTGATGTTTTTAAAGTTAATGAAAATTTTGACATGGCTGGTCAAATGAAATCTTTAGCTTTTATGCCGGTTTTACAAGATAGCCCAGTTTTCTTTGATAATTTCTTAGGATCTATTTTCGGTAAAGCTCCTTTTAATCATAATGATCTAGGAATAGAAAGTTATGAAAAGATTGCAAATTTCTTACCCAATAATGTAGATATAGACACTTGTGGTATAGACGAACTTTACAACTTAGCCAATTCAGTAAATCAACATGATGGTGATGACTTTACTTTAACCTATCCAAATGAAATTAAAAGATTAATGAATTTAGCTTCCATAAATCAATCTATACTTTGGGGTACAACTTCCAAAAATCAAAATTACTTTAAGTCTCCGTCCACAGATGGAGTCTTGAATAGGGGTAAATTGTTAACTAACAATTACACAGTTTCTGCTGGAACTCCTGTAATATTAAATACTAGATCACTTAACAGTTATGATCTAATACCCACAGGACCTATCAACGGTTCAACCAATTATCCCTTATCTACATTAATTTCTTACATAGGTTTAGATCCACTTAATTGGGAAACATATTACAACATATATGAATTTATACCTGGATTTAGTAAAACGCTAACTGAAGGTATTATAGATTGGAATAATCCTCAAACAACCATTACTCAAAGTCAATCTTCTCATTATAATTGGGTTGGAAATGAACAAACGTTAGATAAATTATTTTCATATAATTTATATAACGGATTAGGATTACTAAAGAATTATTAAATTGTATTTTCAATCTAAATATTAAAAGAAATGAGTTTTACTCCCACATTAGCATATAATATACAAGGATCTGGAAACTACCCCTCAGAGAACTATATAAGTTATCCTTTACAGTCTTATTTTATAGCTAATTTAGGACCTTTAAAATTTTATAACGGTTTAAAATATAGAAAAAAACCTTACAGTGATGTAGCTAACTTTTATTTAAACTCTCCTATTTTTAATTCTTTTTTTACTTATAGTAATGCTGTTACATCACAATATTCGGATATTACAGATCCGACCCAAGCCAATATTTTAGTAGAATCTTATAATACCATAGATTTTGGTGATTGGATATCCACACCTTCTATAACTTTAAATACATCTAACATAAGAAAAACTTACAACATTCCTTCAGAATTTAATTTATTTTATACTACTTTAAATCAAAATACGGATTTAAGTTATGGATATTTATTATATCCTAGCAAATTATTTTTAAATCCAGTTAGCTTAACACAAAACGGAAATAACTGGAATTTAACCACAAATATTAATGTAGCATTATCTTCGGTTATTGGAATAGAATCAAATTACATAGAACAAGACGCCGCGGATTATCATATAAACACCTATTTAAAAAATACACCCACTTTATTATCATTAGGATCCGCCGGTCTCAATAGTTCTTATAGTTTATTTTTTGACCTTTGTGCTAATCGTACTCGTACACATAGGCCTATTATTAATTTTACACAAGGATATAAACCAACATATTTTACTTCTATATTAGAACCTAATTCTATATTGAATCCCGACTCTTTAGTTGTGACATTTAGTGCTGCATGTTCTAATCCCACTTTTAGTATTACAGAACAAATTATATCTCAAGATGAACCAGATGTTTGGAAATATGATGAAACTACACATTTTAATAATACTTTTGTAATTTTATCATCATATGATATTAAAACAAAATCACCAGTACAAACATTTCAATTATATCAAACAATTACACCAGGAGGTGCAAATTATCCTTTAATTGACAGTAAAAATTGTGTTTTAAGTGCAACTTTATTTTTAAACAATTCTAATATTAGATATTCTAATCCTCTTTCCAAGAGCACTTACAACGTACATCATACAACGGATTCTATTTTAGGGATTAGTTATATAGCAGATTGTGGATTATTTAAAAATAATGACCCTATTAGTGGTTCTCTTACAATCAATAGTAGTCCAGCAAGTTTTAAAACATCTGTACCTATTAATAACGTAGCTAGTAATCAAACAATTGTTTGGACTACTCCGTATCCTCCTCATTATTATTCTTATAAAACAAAATTAGCAAATTCAGGCGCTTATTTAGATTCTAATTCTTTAAATTTTTATCTTTATTCTTCTAATGTACCTACATCAGATAATAACTATAATACTAATCAAAGCAGTTATTATGTTTTATTATCATCCTATATTACATCGGATCATAATATTCTTAGTTACAGTTTAGACGCCGTCCCAAACGATCTTATTAGATTTCTTCCTGTTAATTTAGATCCTTTAATAGCCCCTAATTTAGTTTGTTCTTATGGACCATATACTTCGTTAGTAGCTGGTTCTGCTATACAGACATACAACTTAATTAATTCTCCGTGGGTACCGGTATCTGCTGGTGATTGTTTGCGCATAGATTACCCTTATGGTATGTACGGACAAACACCTCTCAGTATAAGGTCATCTCTTTCTTCTAAGGTTGCGGGTCAATTAGATGCTTTTAATGCAACTAATTTTGTGTTGGCGCCAGATTATCAACAAAATAACGGATTTGCAATAGATTTACAAGTATTGAGTGAAGATTATAATCAAATAACATTGAGTGTTTCTAATAATGTTTCTTTAAGCAGTTGGCCTTATATAGATTTGACATATAAAAATATATGTTGGTATTACACAAGTGATGATGTTTTACCTGATTTAAACATATCTTTAAATATAGCAGACTCAACTGGAAATATTCTCAGTTCTATACAACCTTATCAAGTAATACCTTTTAATAATTTAACATGGAATGTTAATATTTCTGGATATGGTCCCAATACTTTGACTATATACGTTTCATCTTCAGATGAAACAATAACTCAACCCTCATTTATTGATACTAATCCATCACTATTTTCATATTTTGTAGAAAGACAATTTGCTGTAACACCTTTAATTGAATTGGATAACTTGAATATAGACAGAACAATTTCTTTACAAGCACAATTACCAATTAACAATACTATAGTCAATATACCATCAGCTTACCAAGATTCCGCTATGTATTGGACTTGGTCTTTTGATGACATAACAGATCCCTCTTTACAACCTATATCTGCCAATTACAATGTTTTAAGTTCAGACAATGTTACAATTATATCCAAAGATTATACACATTCAACACCTGGACCTATATCATTGTTAAGTTCTATAAATTTAGTAATAACACCTCCTCAAGGCAGTAGAGCACAAAATTTACACAATATAAAAGTTGTAGCCCATTCTGATATAATGAACCCTTCGGTTATAGGATCCTACAGCTTCACTGTAGATGATTTTCCAAGTACAGATATTTTTAATGCAGATTTTACAACAAGATATAACAATGCTGAAGCAATTGTTTTAGGGAATACATCTTCCGGACATAATACGATAACTAGAAAGGGCAATGCATCACCTGGAACTAATTTATATTTTAAATTAATACCGTCAGACGTAGCTTCTAATTTAGCAAATAATAATGGAGAATTAACTTGGTATTACAATAATCTAGCTATAGATTCAAATTCTGATAATAGTCTTAATTTTGATTTAAGTCTTAGTGCCACACCTACAATTCAAAACAATATTTCAGCTGCATCCATTGCCTTAAAATTAACAAATTCTTTTGCTAATGGGTGGACTAGTGCTCATAATGTAAGCGCTATAACATATTTTTATGCAGTTGATCCCATCGATTTTACAACACCTTTAGAATTTAATGTATTTCCACAATTTGGATGGATAGGTAATGATAATCAACTAACTATCCTTGACGAGAATAACTATACTTTAATCAATAATCCATCAGCTTATGATAATACTGTAGGACAAACACAAAGTCTTTATTTATCTGCCAATAAAAATTATTTTACAAAATACAATTATCAAAGTCAAACAAGCCCAGAAATAATAACCCTACCTTCTTATTTCGGATTAACAAATATAGGATATACACCAAGATCCTTAGAAGTATTTAATTACGGATTAATGATAGGACTTACGGCTTTTAATAATGATGTTTATCCGGAAATAATGGGTGTAAATTATTATGATCTTGTTAATATAAATAATGGTTATAATGTAATTGTTAACCAATTTAATATTACATCCCAAACTTTATCCGCCAAAAGCTTTTATACATCAAATTATATATACGATGAATATAATAATCTCTATAATTCCATATTTGGCAATCTTTCTTCACTTTTAGTATATTGGAAACTAAATGAAGAAAGCGGTAATCGCTACGATTCAACTCCAAATGGATACACTTTAATAGATGTAAATCCGTTTACTCCGTCCGGACAAGGTTTAATAGATAAAGGAATTATAGGAGATGGTTCTGGTTATTTAACTACTGCAAACACCATACCTCTTAGCGGTGATTTTACAATTAATTATTGGGTGAAACCAGAAAAAAATACAACTGGTAATTTCCAATGTTTTGCTGGTTCTGATAATGAATTAAATTTTAATGTTCATTCTCGAGGTATATATTATGGTACCTGTAACAATTTTGTGAAAGCTTCTAAATTTATTGAAGTATCAAATGATTGGCATATGGCTACTCTCACCAGATCCATATCATCTGGTTTAGCAAATATATATTTAGACGGAAATTTAGTGGCAACAAACACATCTGATTTTACAGATTATACAGCTTATTTTGGATTGTTGGCCACGTATGACGGTCAGTATGTAGACTCTGCCAATAATTCAATGTTGGATGAATTTAGTATATATAATCAGGTTATTAATATAAATCAAATATCAAATTTATATAATTATGGTTTAGGCATCACCTACCCATTAACAGATGATAATAGTTATACAACCTTATTAAATTTATCTTCTCTTATATCTCGCAATAATAACGGCAACAAATTCTTATGTGCTCCTGTTATTGTACCTTATAATGATTTGTATTTTTCATTTACGGTTAAAAATCTTTCCTTGGATCTTAATAAAGAAAATACTATTTCAGTCACTCAAACCACTAAATCTAATGGTCCAGCGGTTATAGTCGGTGGGTCTATAACCTATTATCTTTCTAGTCAATATTGGGTTGAATCTAACACCATACCCTATGCTGATGGCACCTATGATATATTCAATATTACCTTAGGTGATCCTTTTATACCATTACAAAGTGGAGCTGAAGGTTTAGATAATTTTTATTTATATGCTATCCCTGATTTTTATCAACAGATACCACCTAGTGTTTTTGATTTAGCAAAAATAAATCAAGGATATAAAGGAAATACAAATATTTGGAGTTTAATAAATCCATGAGCGTTTATACATCACCAGCAATTCAATTAACAACATATGCAGACCAAACTACGCAGATATATATGTCTACTGTTTATGCATTAGTAAGTTCTCAAGTTTTTGTAGAATATAAAAATCCATTTTTAAACAACAACAATCCCAGTTCTTATGTGTTACAATATATTACAGATTTTGGAGAAGGAGATGTAATTTACTCCGACCCCTCAGACAAGGTATATTATAGTTATAAGAATCCAGGAACTTATTATGTATCATATTCTGCCGTATTATATTCTAACACGGACAACACAACTTCCATTACACCTGCAAATTCGTTAGTACCATTTGTAATAGAAGCCTCCTGGAAACCTTTTAATGCCAATGAAATAAGATATGCCAAAGATCTTATATTAAAATTTCCTTATAATTTAAATCAAATACAAATACAGCCTAATGAATGGGGTGTCAAAGATATTTTTAATACTGCTATAACTCGTTTACAAGATAATTTAAATTATTTATTATATAACACTAAAACTTTAAACACAAACACTCCAACAGAATATATTGGTTGGTTAGGAAACAATTCCAATAGTAGAGGAAGTGGTATAAAATGGAACACACAAACATATAACCCTCTCTATTTAAACAACGCATCGTTAGCAACCACACAAGGATCTTCTTATTTTAATAATTTAAAAGACAGTGTAGAAATTTTAGATCGTATTTATGTGCTGGACGATACAAGTTTTAGAGCCTTTTATTCTTCAGCTGTACCAACAGAAATAAAATTTTCTAATACTCAACAAATAGCCTCACTATTAGTAAATCCTTCATCATTAGATTCTAATGACTCCGGTGACACGGTTTATATATCGGATCCCCTAAAGAATATAGTATATAAATTCAACATAGATATTACTAATAATGAAATTAACGTACAATTATTTACAGGAGGTTTTGGCGGAGTTGCAGATCATGATAAATTTAATTCCCCGGTTCAAGTATATTATTTTAAAGAAAATGTATACGTTTTAGATTATAACAACAAATGTGTTAAACAATACAATAAAGATTTAAACTGGATATATACCTATTATTGTGACGCATTTGAATCAGACCAACCAGCAAGTGTTACAGTCAATCCATCAACATCGGATGTTTATATTTTAAGTGAATCAGCTAATGTGTATATATTTAAAAATTTAAATAGCAATCCATACAATTCATTTAGTGCTTTAGAAGCAAAAGACGGGACAAATTTAAACAAAATTATTTTTGATGATTCCGGGGATTTTTTCTACATATTATCAGTTAGTAATATATACAAATATTCCTATATTAATACATTTATAAATAAACTTAATATAGAAAACAACCCTTCCATTAATTATATTAGCATTAATAAATCCACCAACAAATCATTTTTAATTACTAGTATTCATTCTATACTAAAAATACAAGATGTATTAGAGACATTTCAATTAGGCGGTGGATTACCTTACAATTATTGGACAAAAGAACAATTACTGGTTTCAGAAGATGAATTTTCATCCGATATTAATTATAATCGCTCTTTAATTAGAATGGCTCAAAATGTCAAAACTTTTAGAGATACACTAAATGCTCAAATGGTTTTAGTACAAGCAGATATTCCTTACATTTCTTGGGTTCCTATTGATGTTTCCAATCAACCGCTTTTAGACTCTGATGTTGAAAACGAAACATTGGGTGTTGGTGTTAATGAATTACACGTACCCTCGGTTTTCAATAAAGAATTAGACAAAATATATACTTCTTTATCCACTCTATTAAATTTTTTAAATATTAATAATGCTGTACCCGAATCTCAATGTTCTGGTAAATTTTGTTGGTCTTGGAAAGCATTATCAACTTATAATATAACTTTACCTGTAGTTAGAACTTGTGATATGAATCCTACAAGCTACAAAGAATTATTAGGCGCGTTTCCTGTGGGTTATGCTCCTAGTAAAACTTGGGGTGAAGCTATCTCAAATTGTTGTAATTAAAGGGACAATTTCTGGTAAATATTATTAATCAATTCAACAATAGTGACCAGCAATGGTTCTATGGGGCAACCCATTGGCTTGAGAAAGGATTATGTCTAATAGATTTCACTCAAAATTTCACCGTTCTAATCACCACACTTATACAAATAGTGCGAACCCCGATGCAGGCCATGACCCTATAGCCAGTCCGGATTCACCTTTTTTAGGTGATTTTGTTTTAAAAGGAGGATTAAGTGCTTTAGTACCTTCAGGAAGCAAATACTCCGCTACCTTTTTAGGAGCTGGTGTTGGTGTAGGCACAATCACACCTAATACAAGCTTAACAGTTGTTGGATCTATTAGTGCTTCTAATAATATTATAGTTGGTTATAATAACCAGGCAGTTGATACATCTAGTATTGGTGGTGGTTTTAATAATTCTATCAGTAGTCCATATTCTTATATAGGAGATGGTTCTAATAATTCTATTAGTAATTCTTATTCTTACATTGGTGGTGGTAATAATAATAATATTTCTGGAAGATATTCTTTCATAGCTGCAGGGTCTTCTAATTATACCAATTTTCCAAATACGTTTATTTTAGGATCTGGGTTATCTGCTAATCAAGCGAATTTTACATTTGTTAATAATTTAAGTACACCCGGATCGGTCATTGCTAATAGTATATCATCTAGATTTATATATTTGTTACATAGCAATCCTAATGATGGTATTAATCCAGTTGTATTTTTAGGTGAAAACGGTAATGGGTCTTTATCTGGTTTTAATACATCATATGATGAAATACAAAACAAATATTTCATATCTACATTTTTTGGCGACGGCTCTATAGTTCCATATACAACAGCCTTTTTAATAGACCAAAGTGGTAATGTGGGTATTAATACAAATAGCCCTAACAATAAATTAACTGTTAATGGATCTATCAGTGGTTTAGGCAATCTTTATATTAATAGCAATGAATACATTACAGGTTCATCTTATGTTTCTGGTAATCAACTTTTAGCAGGATCCTCTTATATTTCCGGGTCTCAATATCTTTCTGGAGCTTATTCTGTTAAAGGACATATATATGCATCTGGATCTCAATATCTTTCAGGTTCATTATTCACTGGTAATAATGTAAGCATTAATACAACTAATCAAACCAATGCTTTAACGGTAAAGGGTTCTATTAGTGCTTCAGATACATTATATGGTAATACCATTAATTGTGCTACTTTAAATGCTACTACTTTAAATGCTACTAATGAATTTGTAACAAATAAAACCACAGTATATTTTTCATCATCTACTGGAAATTCTTTAATATTAGGAAATCAATTTAATCTCACTCCATTGACATTATCCGGTAATGCAGTTTTATTAAACGCCTTTAATTCATCAACTCTTAATCCGGTGTTTTATATGACATCAAATGGATATGTTGGTATCAATACCAATAATCCTTCTGCCAACCTTACTGTAGTTGGAAACATAAATGCTTCTAGTGATATAAGCACAAGTGGATCTTTATTAGCTTCTAAACCAATTGTAGTTTCTACTTCACCTACATCCAATTTAAATATAGCTCCATTATCTGCGACAGGTTCTGCGACAGGTTCTGTTTATAGTTCTATACAAAATATTGTAGCAGGTGTTAGTGCTAGCACAGATTATACAATGTACAATGATCAAGGCAATTATTTGGATATTGGTATTAATAGCTCTCAATACAACGGAAATCTTTATTATCCTAAATTCAACATAGTAGGTCCTGGTGATTCTTATATATTTAATACAGCTAACAACATTGTTATGGGTACAGGATCTTCTTCAGGAAATCTTTTATTCTTTACAGGAGGCACTTCTTCAAGCAATGAAAGAATGAGAATTACCAATAGTGGTAATATTGCTATTGGAACTACAACAACTGATTCTAATTCCGTTCTTACCATTAAAGGTGATGTTTCTATTAACGGAAATCTTAGTTACAACAACAGTAATAATGGTCCGGTTATTAACGGATCTGTAAGAAACATTATCTTAGGTTCTGCTGGACAGGGATACTCTTCCGCTCCAACAATAACCATAGATCCTCCCACAGATGTTTTAGACAATAATATTCAAGCAACTGCAACGTGTACTATTAATAATGGCGCTATTAACTCTATAACTATAACTAATCCGGGTCGTGGTTATATAACACATCCTAATATTACTATTTCTGGAGGAGGATCTCCGACTCAACCCGCAGTGATGTGGGCTATGGCAGATGTTAGAGCTACATCTAACCCTAGAGGCAGATCTAGCTATGCATCAACAGTTTTATTTTCAGATGGTAGGTTATTTAGTGCTGGGTATAATAACTCAATTCCTAACGGATATTCTGTATCCGGTACTAGTTATGTTAATCCTGTAAACGTACCTATATATACTAGCTCTGATACCAATCCTTCATATTTTGTAATACCAGAAACTTATTCATTAAACACTCCAGCTGGGTATCAAAATATACCAGCAGGTAGACCCGTTGAATACTGGAATACAGGTGATCATTTATATGTATTAGACAGTAATGGAAATCTTTGGAGCGGAGGTGAAAATGCCAACGGAGAATTAGGATTAGGAAATAATACATCTCAATACATTTTAACTCGAATAATATTCAATCAAAACAGTTCGACATACGGACAATTACTTAATACTAATAATCAAATTGTGAGATTTTCAGTTTCTAAGGATGCCGACAGATCCGGCAGAACATCTTGTATAGCTCTTGCAGCTAATGGCGCTATATATACTTGGGGTTATAATGGATGGGGTCAATTAGGAATAGTTAATTCCAAAGGAACATTAAATACAGCTGCTCATAATTCACCGGTTTGTCTTAACAATTATGTAGGCGGAAACACTGGAGTAGGAGGTGGAACGTCTATAACAGTACCCTCAGCACCATCAGCTCCTTACGTATTTCCTAAACAATATAAAAACGTTTACATGATAGGAGATGGATATACAAGCTGTTCTTTTATATTAAAAAATGATGGTAGTGTACTAGCCGCGGGATATAACGCATTTGGTCAACTTGGTATCGGTAATACAACTAACCCTCCTTCATTTACACCAGTATTATCCGCAGCAAATGCCCCAATAGGTAATGTAAAAGAAATTCACGGTAATAGTTATGGTGGAGGTTATATAAGCTGTACATATTTCTTATGTAATGATGGATCCCTTTGGTCTACAGGTCATAATAGTTATGGTGCTCTTGGACTCGGTGATACTACTCAAAGAGTGTATGCTACTAAAATTACAGCTTTATCAAATTATAATATAACTAAATTTAGGACTATGACTAGACAAGAAGATTATGGTTTTTGTGTTGCTAGTGATGGTACTAATATATGGACCTGGGGCAGAAACGATTTTGGTCAATTAGGAAAAGGTGTAGCTAATAATACTGCCAATCCGACTCCTTTCTTAGTTAATACTGTTCCTTTAAATTATTCCAATACCCCCAACACTACAACTTATGTAGGTAATGCCGCTACTACTTGGAGTGGAATTACTATTAAAGATATAGCCATTGGTCAAGCATGTTTTGCCATATTAACAAACAATGGTAAGGTTTACAGTTGTGGATATAATAAAGTAGGACAATTAGGATTATCTAATGGTCTAGACTATGCTGCGTTTTTAACTCATGTTAATATACCGACAGATAATGCAGCTTCTATAGCGATTTGTGGACCCACTGTAAATCAATTTTTACAGATTATCACATCTTCCGGCAAAATCTATGCTAGTGGTTATAATGGCCACGGAGAATTGGGCACTGGTGATACAGGAGGTTATTATTACCTACCCACTCAAGTTTACAAAGGGTTATAATAAGGTAATTATATTATAATGTCTTTTTATAGTTCTACCATATTATTATCAAACTCTAATACAATAAATGTTAGTAATTATGCACCTTTTTATTTAAGTGTAGATCCTTCTGGAGTTACAACTCCTAATTTAGTTAGACAAATAGATTATATTTGGGGAGACGGTACTTCTCATTCTCAAGTATTAAATCCGAACCCAACGAGTAATGGTGATCCCCGAAATTATATACAAAATAAACAATTTCTTTCCAAGGATCCGGTTTTATCAGTTTATTTAATAAAGGTTAATGTTTACACATTAGGGTCTTCAGATCCTATCACTTTTACAATTAACTTAAATTTACAAAATCCTCAATTAGAATCTAATAATATTTTTAATGAATTTCACCTTGTTAAAACAAAAATGTTTGGACCTGATAACCAGATGCTATATACATTTGAAACTCAAAATCCTAATAACATAATGATGTCTGTCGTTAATTGGAAAAATAAATCAGCGCCATTATCACTACCTAAATCACCTTTTGTGATTGAAAATAGACCTTATCAACTCACTCAACCTTTAGGATTATCTTCAACTCAACCAGCCAAAGACATAACAATTGAAAATCCTGCAGATACACCACCCAATCCGGATTTTGGAACCTCAATAAAACGCTTATATCCTTAATATGAATTTATACTCTGATATTAACAATGCTGGTGAACTTTGGTTAAAAGATTTTCAAAGTAATATAAAACCAGCTTACAATTTACTTTCATCTATATTTATAAAATATAAAAATAATCAAAATTTTTATCAAGATTTAAATTCTAATAATATTTTAAAATTTGATACTTTTTATGATTCACTTTTTATACAAACAAAAAGTGGATATATTTTTGAAAAAATAACAACAAAAGATAATGGCATTTTTCCTTATAGCCAATTTTCAACATTTACATCTTCAACTTCTACAAATAATATAGATTACTGGTTAGACGAAAAATCTAAAAAAGTATATTTTTCTGGATTTAATGATTTATTGGATTTCAATACACACAAAATTATTTTTTCTATATTTTTAAAAGAATTTAATTTAAATGATGGAAAGATAAATGATTTATTTTCTCGCACCATAATTCTACCATTATGTTCCGCGCCTACATGGACCAATAGTAATGGGATAAAAGAGGACCCTAAATTAACATATAATCCAGATACGGATTTATTTAATATTTCTTTTTTGATAAAAGATATCAATTTGAATATAGGATTAATAAGTGTTAATTTTGATACTCAAAAAATAGATGCTATAAACACTTTTATACCTTTTGTAGGATCGGTTGACATACCTAACATAACAATAAATTAATACATTAAAATTGCAGTTTTCTCTATAAATATATCAAATGGCTTACACAAGAATTCCAAGTTTACCAGGTAATATTACAGTCGACGATGTCAATGATCTTTTAGCCATTGAACAGGATATTACTAGAAAAATTACACCATTAACTCTAGTAACTTCCACCGTTCAACAATTATCAACCACAACCGTATTACAGAATACAGACTTATTACCTGTATCACAAGGCGCCTTTAATAACATAACCAACAACGTATCCATAGACACGTTAATTAAATATATAGAACAAAATGTTCAATCTATTCAAGATTGTTTTTATGTCGGAACTTACGGAGTAGATGAAGATAATGATTTAGCCGGAAGAGGTCGTAACGAAGAAGCTCCGTTCTTAACCATTAAAAAAGCCGTTGCAAGAGTTGCTCAATTAAGAGCACAGGGTGATAATTCACCTTATACTATATTTGTAAAATCAGGAACTTATGTAGAACAAAATCCTATTTATCTCCCAGCTTATACATCCATCATTGGTGATGGTTTGAGAAGAGTCAGTATTAGACCAGCAAATCCTACATTAGATATTTTTTGGGTTAATAATGCTTGTTATATTTGGGGAGTAACATTTAGAGGTCATATGAGCCCTTCAGCTGCAGTAGCATTCCCCATTTCACAAGATGCATTAAACAATGTAGCGCCATATAATACTGATCCCTCACCTTATACATTAGCGTTTAATAACGCATATAATTATCAAGACCCGACACATGTAAACAATTATGTAATAGATGCTTCTTTGTATCAACGTAATCCTATTATAACAGTTAGTCCTTACACTCAAGGTTGCACCTCTTATGCAGAACAGTCTTATACAAGAGGAGTAGGAAATAATGATGCCGGGTGTGGAATGAGAATAGACGGAGCCTTGGTAAATGGTCCTCTTCCGGATGGTGCAGGTATAAGAAGTATGGTTATTGATTCCTTTACTCAGGTTAATCAAGGAGGTAAAGGTATACATCTCCTCAATCATGGTTATGCTCAATTTGTTAGTACCTTTACAGTTTGTACAACAGAAGGAATTTTAGCAGAAAGTGGTGCAACTTGTTCTATCAGTACTTCTAATTGCACTTTTGGATTGTCTGGTCTAGTAGCTAGAGGAATGTCCAAAACACCAATATTATCTGGTATTTTTGCAGGAGGCGGATCAGGTGTTAATTCTTTCTCTATAACCAATGTAGGACCGGTTCCTATTAACAACAATCAGATCATAGCACAATTACCTTATCCCGGATTAGCTTTCACTGTAGGAGATAACTCCATAATACCGTCTTCTGGTGCAGGGTATTCTGGTATAAGTGAACAAACAATAAGTCCTATTAGTAAGACTAATAGATTATTAAATTTCTTTATTAATAATCCAGTAGTTAAAACTGGTAATAATACTTATAGAATAGATTTGGATAATAATATAGGTGCAAATCTAGGAGCTTATGTAGGCCAAACTGTAAGATTCTATGCAAGAAGTGCTATAGCAACCGGATCTCACACCTTTGAATATATGGGTTGTGGTACCAATATATTAAGTGCTCTTCCTTCTCATGGTGGACAAGTAAATAATTCCAATGAAGTAGTGTATGATGGTTTATACGACACTAATGCCCCTGGTATAGTTTACTATACAAGTTCTAATGAAAAGGGTAATTTTAAAGTAGGTCCCAATTTTACTATTGTACAAAGTACTGGTACTATTGAAGGAGATACATTTAAAAGATCTATTTTAACTTTAGTTACTCCATTAACGATAGCTTTGGAATAATTATATATAACTATTATGGCAAACTACCCACTTAATTATTTCTTAAGAAAATCTCAAGCTGTAACAACAATTCCTACAATTGTTTATACAGTACCATTTGAAAGAGCTGGTATTCTCATTACAGCTTTAGCTAGTAATTTAACAAATACAACCCAGACAGTAAATGTATCATTATCGACTACTTCAGTAGCTGGTAGTAATTTCGATATTCTTAAGAATTTTCAATTACCTCCTAATGATACAACCAATGTAGTAATTAATAAATTAGTCTTAGGAGAATACGATAATTTTATTATATCAGCACCCAATGCTCCCTTGGGATCTGTTAATATTACTCTTTCAGTATTAGAATCGGTTAATACCCGATAACATTAATCATGCAGTCCTACCACCAGACAGTAGCAAATGAAATTCCTTTAAAGAGTTTGGCGTCCGTTACAAGTCGCCATATTCCTTATTTGTTTAATTTCATATCTTTAGATTTTGCAGAACCTAGTTTGGGGTTACCTACAGGATCATCTACTCAAAAATCTAATACCAATTATTATTTTCCAGTCATTACCATTCATCCCACTTATAGTGGTTCTAGAGCATTTACAGGAGCCAATTCTTTATATGTAAATAATACCACTTTATATGTAGGTACTAATATTGTAGCTGGTCCTGGTAATATTACCAATAACACATCTTCTAGTATTGTAGGTGGGTCTAGTAATGCAACAGTTGCTTGTAATTCATTCATAGGTGGAGGCTCCGGTAATTCTGCCATTGGTGCCTATTCAAATGTAGTAGGTGGTATAAGCAATAGTGCTAAGGGTCTTTATTCTTCAATTCTTGGTGGTAATTTAAATAATGCAGATAATAATGCTTCTGTAATTGCCGGTGGAACCGGTAATATAGCTTGTGGTTACGCTTCTGCAACATTAGGAGGCAAATACAATTGTGTTACTGGAGATTATTCTTCTGCTATAGGAGCATGTAATACTGTTTCAGGAGATTACTCGACCGTAACAGGTCTGGGCAATAATACAAAAGGTGATTATACTGCTATAATAGGTGGTAGTAATAATATCATTTGTCAAAGTAAGGCTGGAGATTATGGCGGATCTGTTATAATTGGAGGAAGTACTAGTTGTATTATTAATAACTCTTTCAATACAATTGCTGGAGGAGAAGGTCATTGTCTACATAATACATCACACGCCTTTGTAGGTGGTGGTATAGGCAATAATATTGAAGGATACTTTTGTCAAAATACTCCGTACCTGGATAGTGCCACTATAGTCGGCGGCTATGTCAATTATATTGGTTGTCATGGATGTAATGCATTCATTGGTGGTGGTAGTTTCAATTCAGCATGTTGTGGGGCTTCTAGTGTTGTAGGTGGATGTTATAATAAAGCTGTCGGATGTCAATCCACGGTATCTGGTGGATATTCCAATTCTGCCTGTGGTGAGAGTTCTTTTGTAGGTGCAGGTTTTAATAATTGTGCTAATGGACGATTTTCTTTTGTAGGTGCAGGGTTTGGTAATCGTGCTGACGGAAATTATTCAGTAGTAGTAGGGGGAGGTAGTGATTTTTGTGAATCAAATACGGCTTCTAGTGATTACTCTTTTATCGGTGCTGGAAGCTGTAACTGTATTGAATTGTGCGCCTTTGGTTCTGTCATAGTGGGCGGACAAAGCAATTGTATTGCAGGAGCATGTTTACATCAAAGCGCTTTTAATTCTGTTATAGTAGGTGGCGTTAATAATAGTATCTCCGAAACTGGATGCGGTTCTTTTATAGGCGGTGGTAGTAGCAATAACGTTTCTGGAAGATATTCTGTTATAGTAGGTGGTGGATTAGATCCTAATACAGTTTCTGGAAACTATTCTTTTATTGGGTCTGGTGGCAATCATTGTTTATGTGGAGACAGTTCATTTATAGGTGCTGGCGGAGAAAATAAAATAGGTCGATTCTATAATTCTGCTATATTATCAGGAGCAACAAATACTCTTAGTGGTGATGAATCCGCAATTATATCTGGTTTATGCAATATTATTTGTAATAATACAGAAGCTTCTATTATAGGTGCAGGTCAATGTAATCACTTAAACGGTTATAGTTCTTTCTTAGGTGCCGGTACGGAAAATAAAATTTGTGCAGCTGATGCTTCATCTATAGTATCCGGTTGTTCTAATACTATAAAACATTGCCAAAATGGTTGTAGTGTCACAGGTTCTTTTATAGGTGGCGGTAGTACCAATTATATAAAAAATGATTATTCAGCTATAGTTGGTGGTTACTTAAATACAAACTCTGGCAAATATTCTATTGTAGGAGCAGGTTCTGGTAATAAAATCTCCAGTAATTTATCATTTATAGCAGGTGGTCAATGCAATGATACAAAGACCTTTGATAATACCTTTATTTTAGGTTCCAAATTAAGTGCTTCTAAAATTGATTTTACCTATGTTAATAATATCTCTTCTCAGGGTGATGTAAGAGCTAACTATATTAGTTCCAATAGTAGTAATATAACATCTCTTACATCTACCAATATAGTTACTAGCAATATTAAAGCACTAGGCATTCTGACAGTCTCGGGAAATGCTATTTTTGGTAATGATGTATCGATAAACAATAATCTTACAGTATATGGATTAATTTGTGCTGTAAGTGGTATTAAATTTAATACAACCTATGTATCTGCTACAACTGCTTTAAGTGTTATTAATACAGGTATAGGGCCAGCGTTTTATGTAAGTCAAACAGGTACTTATGATATAGCGCAATTTGTATCTACTCAGGGTTATGAAGTATTGCACGTAGGCAACTCTCCGGTTCTTCCTTCTAATGGTACAAATGGATATGTTGGTATTAACACTAAGACACCTAATGCAGAACTTACTGTTAATGGTTCTATATCTTCTAATAATTCAATATATATTAAGAATTCTGTATATGCAGATAAGATCTATACCCAGACTTTATCAGCTGCCAGTACTATCATAACAAATGATTTATCATCTAATAATAGCGTATATTCTATTATATATAAAACACCTCGTGGTAACAGTGATCAATGGCAATCCGTTTATGATAACCAAACCAACATTCTCACCTTAACAGGTAATTGGCAATCAACATATCAAACCGTATGTGCTTTAAGTGCTAGATGGGAATCTGTATATCAAACGGTTTGTGCTTTAAGTGCTGGGTGGCAAACTTTCTATCAAAATTCTAGTTCGTTTGCAACTACATCTTTTGTACAAAATAATTTCTTACCATTATCCGGTGGCACCATGATTGGTGATATTAGTTCTGTTAATGTTATTAAGGCTAGAGGTTTCTGGGCTAACAATACCTATAATAGTTTAAGTGGTAGTGGTGTTATTATTGACTATCTCCAAGGTTCACCAGGCGTAGGACGCATTAGTGTAAATAATGATACCGGTTCCGATTCCCTAGCGTTTTACAGCAAAGGTGTAATCAATAATACACCCACATTATATCTTTCATCAAATAATTTTGTTGGTATTAATACACCCATACCAAACCAACACTTAACCGTCAATGGAAACATCAGTGCCACTGGTATCATATTTGGAGCAGGCACTTTATACAAAGCTGTAACTTCTATAGGTAACGGTACATTACGCACTTTTAATTTTAATCACAACTTAAATACAAGAGACATTGTCACACAGGTTTATGATAATATCACCTATGCAGTGGTATATCCTACCATAGTGAATACCGGTCTGAATTCTGTAAGTATTACATTCAACACAGCACCAGCCTTAACGGCTTATAGAGTAGTAGTACAAGGATAATTTAAATATATATGGCTATTAATTTTTTAGATAACGTTTGCGTAAACACAACATTAAGTGCAACTTCAATTTGTTCTTCAAATTTCTGTGGAACAACTTTTTGCGGAACAAATTTCTACGGTAATGGTTGTGGGTTAACTAACTTAAATGTACCACCTACAACGGCAATATATATTCCGGGCACTGGATTAGGATCAATTAAACCTTTATCCGGATCTAATACATCATCAGGGTTTTATTCCATTGTATTAGGAGGTGTCAATAATTCATCTTTAAGTTCTTTTAATGCTATAGGTAATGGATGTTACAATTACACGGAAGGTCGTTATTCCTTGGTAGGAAATGGTTCTTCTAATTGTATTACGCAAAACAATCTTATCTTGATAGGCTCAACTATATTAAACGGATTTGACAATTCTATTAATAATAGCACTGGAGGCAATAATAGCATTAATAACACTATTATTGCAGGTTCCAATAACCTTATAGATACTTCTTGCTTCTCTTCCTCTATAAATGGTTGTGGACAAAAAATAGGTGCTTATGGATGTTATGCCACTCTTATTAATGGATGTTTAAATAATATAGGAACTGATAAACATTCAACTATAGCTAACGGATGTTGTAATCAAACTTTAAACGGAAATAACAATTTCATAGGAGCTGGTGTTTGTAATTTGATGAACGGAGCACAATGCTCGACTATATTAAATGGTTTGAGAAATTGTGTAGGTACCACTTATCTATCTTTAGCAAATGGATTTATTGCCGGAGGTTGTTATAACACTATATGTAGTGGAACTTGCAATTCTTACATTTTAGGATGTAATATTACTGCAGGAACCTCTAATACCACCTTCGTAAATAATCTTAGCTCCGGTGGATCAATTTGTAGTACAACATTATATGTCAATGGTACACAAATAAATCCAGTTTCTCCGTATGCTTTTAGTAATACCGGAACTAATAACATTGTTACAGCTTGTACTACTCAAAATAATTGTTTTTCACAAGATGCTCAATTAAACATCTGTAATTCAGTTATAGGTAGTGGATATAATAATACTATTGCTACTCGTAATCCTAATAATAGTATTAACTCCATGTGTAACTCCGTTATCAACGGAGGAAGTAATAATTGCATTTCTGCTTATCAAAGCTCCATGCTCAATAATGTTATTGGTGGTGGTGACAATAACAAAATATATAATTCTAATTATGCATTTATAGCAAATGGAAATTACAATTCTGTAACAGCCAATAACGTTTTTGTCTTAGGTTCTGGATTAAGTGCCAATCAATCTAATTTCACTTATGTTAATAATTTAAGTTCTCAGGGCGTTATAACGACCCCCACTATAAGTGCTACTAATACATTTTTAACTAATATAACTTCAACAAATATTGTTGCTAATAATATAACAGCCAATAGTAATTTATATGTTAATGGTAATATTACTACCTCAGGTAATATATTTGGTCTTAATCCGTCACCTTTTACTCCTATATCAGGAAATACCTATAGTCTTCAATTGTCAGACAATTCTTCTACATTCGGTGCTCTCAATGCCGGAGGGTTGATATTATCAATTTTAGGTAATATTAGTTACCCAACAGGATATCAAATTAGTATGATTCAATTAGGTGGTATGACTGCACAGGTTTATGTCTCTGGAGGTTATGTCTCTGGAGTTGGAAGTATAAATGTTAATTCTTCTAATGGATATCTTAAGACAAGCTCTCAATATTCAGCTGCTAGTTTAATTTATACAGGTGCTACTGCAGGTTGGGTATTATACGGCGATCTCTCTAATTAATATGATTGCTAATACTATAGGAACTCTTAGTAAATTAAATAGACAGGTAAAAAATACAGTTCCTACAATAGATGTATATTCTGGTACATTTTACCAAGTTCCTTTTGAACGAGCCACTTTTGATATATCCCTAACTAATTTAATTGATGATATACAATTAACATATTTTAAATCAGCAGATTATGGCAGCACTGGGGTTAATTACATATTATATTCCCCAGATTTAAAATATGTTTATTTAATAAACAACACCCACGTCATTCAAGCCGATAATTCTAACAATAAGGGACCTTTAGCTTCGGTATATGGCGACTCGGTAAAATTTAAAGTAATTAAATCCTGGAATATTGTCGGTGAAGCAATAGGATCTCATTGTCAGTATGGTGGTACGGCTTGTATAACCTCTGATGGGCGTTACTTATACGTTCCAACTTACAACCCGTCATCAGCCCCAGGGTCCCGAGCAGGTATTAATATAATAGATACCGTAACTAATACTCAAAATTCTCTTGCACAAGGTTATAGAAATTTTTCTACTTTCTTGTCTAAAGACGAAAAATTCTTATTTGTATCTGACCAAGGACTAAATGGTCTTTATGCATTTGACATTTCAACAGATAAGATGAATCCTAGGTATTTAACTGGAGGATCCTTATATGATCCCAATATTACTAATAATAATACTAATAGTGGTATTATATCCCCTGATAATAAAAATATTTACGTTTCAAGTAATACTCTAGGTGTATTCAAGGTTCCTTTATCTACGTATAATAATAGTGTAGAATTTAAACAACCAATTATTAGGTACACGGCCGTGAATGGAGACAATATTAGCAATGGTAATCCAGAGGGATTGAGTATTTCACCAGATGGCAATATATTATATATACCGAATTATTCCGTTACTAATGACTCTAAAAAACACTTAGTTCACGTTTTTAATTTATCCTCTAATACAATAACAGGATATTATAGTTCTAGTGACATCCCCACCAGTCAACAAAAGCCAAGAAACAGTTTTTTAGATCCTACATATACTTATTATTATGATTATAGTTTTCCGTTAACAAATAGCCCGTACGTACTAGTTAGGCCAATTTCTGATTTTGGTAACGTAAGGGCTGTTCCAGTGTGTTTTGATGGTGCAGGAACAAACTACACACGAACTATAGGAATACCTCCTATAGTCCCTGCATCAGCTACTAATTTAAATTTAACCTATAACCGTTCTACAAAATCTCTCACAGCAACCTGGGTTGGATCACCCTATAGTGGCTTTACAGCACCATATAACTATTCTCAAACAGCACAATATACTTTAAATTTAACTTCTCCTATACAAACATTAACAACCACAACAACAGCAACAACAGCATTTTTTTCTAATGTTTCTTCAGACAATGTTTTTAAGGCTTCTCTTTTTTCTTTTAATTCTGTAGGAAAATCATCTAACTATTATCAATTTTTTAGTACAGCATCTTATACTATTACAGCTTTTGTGCTTGGTGGCGGTGGTAGTGGTGGTGATCAACCATCTTCTGCTAATAGTGGTGGTGGTGGTGGTGGTGCAGCTGTTGCTGCAACTGCATTCCTTACTAGTGGCCTTACCTATAATGTTACAGTAGGTAAAGGGGGTGTAGCCGGAGCTTCTTATGGGGGAGTAGAAGACGGTGGATACAGTGCTTTCTCAAATTTCTATTATTTATCAGCTGATGGAGGTGGAGCCGGGGGATCCAATACTACACCAGCCCATAGTAAAGGGACTGGAGGAGGTGCTGCTGGTACCTATGAAGATGGAACCTCTAATCCTGGGGGCTATGGTATAGCGCCGTTTGGAAGTAACGGAGGAAGTAGCACTATTCATTCTGCTGGTGGTGGTGGTAGTGCTCAAAACGCTACAGGAGGTATACAATATAATGCAAATGGTGGAGACGGTACGGCATATGTCGGCGGACAAGGTGCCCACGGTAATAATGCATTTTTGATAGATGCTCTAAGAGGAGGAACTAAACTTCTTGACCTCGGGCAAGATTTTTATGGAGGTGGAGGTGGAGGTGGAGATTATAATCCACTTAATTCCGGTTATGGAGCCTGGGGAGGTAATGGAGGCGGGGGTTCCGGTGGATATGGTATATATAATTTAGGATCTTCAGCTGGAGTCAACGGTAAAGGTGGAGGTGGAGGTGCCGGTCACAATGGTGGACATGGCGTCGTAAAACTCTTTATACCGACCAAATATTATTCTGGTAAGACTACAGGATCACCAACAGTTACAACCACAACATTTAGTTCAGACCCTATTATAGTTTTAACCTATAACTATCCAGGTGGAACTTACACTGCTTAATAAGTTTATGGTCTGACCATAGAAAGCAAATAACTACCCTTGTTAAGGATGGTTAAAATATCTTCCTTAGTATTATTAAGACCTGAACATACTGTATTTACAAAAGTATTAAATTCCACAGAGGACAGTATATTCTTAAGTTGTGTACTAATATCATTATAAGAATTAATAGTAGTAGCCGGGTCTACATTATATTGTGACAAATCTTGAGTATCTATTTGTAAATTGAAGGATGGGAATATTGCATTATAAGATTTAGTTGTTCCTATAATCTCTTCCTGAAGCTTGTCAAAGGATTCGTCTAGACTTTCATATACTTCTCCTAATATTTCATGTACATTAATATCTTCTGCATACCAATGGAGTAGATGAATATGAGTTTGGACAGACTTTAAAATTAAACCAAATACCCTCGTAGAGTCTAAAGAGTCTGGCGTTGTTATTTTGACAATTTCTATTTCCATAATTTTATTTTTTTCTAAATATTTCTACCTTTATAAGAAAATCTCCTGTAGTAGTCTCACTAGTACTTACAAGATCATACTCAAAAGGTATATCAGATTCTATATAGGTTTGTTGTGGACCCTGAAGTGAAGGAGGTATTTCTGGTTTAATAGCAGATAATGATAACCCATCTACAACTACTTCATATCCATTGTCCTTATAATCCTTAGCCATAGACTCTAATAAGGTTTCTTGATTTTTAAAAAATAATCTCCATACCGGAATGGGTAATAAAGTATTAAGAGCTGTTATTCTTATAGAACACATTTCACACGGTTTATCTTGTCCAGTTATGGCATGTGTTAACCATCCAATAGCTTTAGAATGCAATAAACAAGCTATCACATCACCTAAACCTTTGGCATATCTTAATTTTAAATTTGGTGTTTTCATAATATTAATAAAATATACTAACAGAACCACTTCCCCCTTCTTGCCCCCATCCAAATCCATTTGCTTTACCGGTATACGTATCTTTAATAGGTGCTCCCTTCCCTCCATTTTGTGTATACCTTATGATAAATCCTTGAATTGATACATAATCCTTTCCATCAGAACCCGCATATGCTCCATTGTCTTTATCAACAACTATACCTCCTATTCCTCCGTTTAACCCTCCTCCTCCTCCACCACCTGCACCACCACTAGAAGAAGTTTTATTAGTACCTTTATTCCCGGCAATAGCACCACTAGAAGTGTATGAAAGTTTAGCCTGGCCTGCTGATAGTGTACCTGCGCCACCACCTCCTCCGCCTCCCGCAGCAATTAATTTTATTTTATCATTAATAGAAACAACTGTAGCTCCTCCACCTCCACCTCCACTACCTCCATAAAGCCCTTTGCCTAAAGAACCTCCATTTCCTCCATTATAATTCAAAGAATTTTTACCTCCATTACCGCCAAAATCCGCCGGTCTTTTATTATTAAAACCAGGGTAACCTCCATAACCTATGGATATCTTAATTTTATCACCAGGTGCTACAGGGATCACTCCATCTAATTCATGGCCACCATTTGCATCTCCTCCTTTATGATTGGCAGTAGCTCCGCCTCCTCCGCCTCCCCCTCCTATAGCCACCACTGTAATAGAGGTTATCCCATCAGGGACAGTCCATACGCTATCTTTTATAAAATCTATTTTATTTTTATTGAGATTAGGTAATGACAAAGGCTGATTGGCTGCTAGAGATGTTGATAAGGTATTAACAAAAGTTAATGGTGAATAAACTGAATCTCTAAAAATATAATTTACATATGTCCATACATTGTTTATATTTTGAAATTGTACAATTATAGCTTGTGAGATATAAACACTTTCTCTTGATAAATTTACATTCATTAATCTATCCCAATATCCAAAACTCTTAGGACTTTTGGCAGTTGCTAAAAGGTGATCTGAATTTTTAATATTAGGTGCATAACTATAAGGGAAGAATGTTAAATCTATAATAGTATTTTGCGGATAATCTTTTGTAGAATAATTGGTAGTTAACCAAGATTGTCCAACGTGTTTTAATTTAGCATCAACAAAATTATCTATATCTTTTGTATTTGTAGATTTTAATACTAACGGTGATCGGTTGGCATCTATAGGATACAACACAGAAAATTCTAAATGGCTCCAAGCAGCACTTAAAACGTTAACCGTTGTTATAGCTCGTAAAATGTTATCAACTTTGGCCTCTGTGTATGATGCGCTTAATGTTTTATAGTTAGAAACCAATGAAGAAAAGTTGTTAAAAATATTCAACAGATTACTATCATTATTATAAAAGATACTGGAAAGATTGCATATAGTTGTATCTAAAGATAATACATTATAATTATGTTTACCTACAGAATCACCCACACTGTCATTTATATCTATATTTAAAGTAGGTATTATACAGTTCATGCTACTAAGAATTTATCAAATACCCAATTACAATCAACTACTTTAAAAGACATAGTTATCATATCTTGTAATTCCTGTCTATCCACATAGTTAATACCTACATTTGCTTTTATATATCCAGTGGCTTGCATATCCAGACCCTGTACTATTTTACTAATGTATGGACTATCAAAAGAACAATTAGAATCCTGAGGTATTGCACATTTAAAAATAAAAGGTTTTTTAGTTTTAGTATCATTGCAGTTAAAAGTAGTTTGATTACAATGGACTATACCGGTGCTATATGTTACACAATTTGCTACGATTTTATCGTTTTTAGTTTTACAAATGGTACTAGCGGTTTGTATACTAGAATTGTTGTTAACTCTTTCTGTATATCTGTGTAGATATACTACAGCTTGTTGATTTTGAACATAATTAGGAACAATTGTATTAGAATTATTAACTGGATAATTAGCATTAAGCCAGGTGCCAACCATTTCTAAATAAGTGGATTGTGTTAAGGTATTAGATAAAATTTCTGGATAGAAAGCCGTAATTGGATTTAACCATTTAGCACTATTAGAAAAAACTAAGGTTGTTAATGTATTTAAATTTGCTGAATTACTTTGAATAAAAGTAAGAGAATCTTGTATATAATTTAAATTATCAAAAAAGAAACCAATTACTGGTATAATTTCATTGTTATAACTATATTGAATATCATTAACCCAATCATTTAAATTAGAATAATTTGTATTTATATCTGATAAACTATCACCTATAGCAGACGAAGATAAAATTTGAGAAAATGTATAATTCATATATATTTAGCTTTTTATAACCCATTCAAATTTACCTGGATTGTAGGGATCTGGGTTTGATATCAATTCATAGGATATAGTTTTATATACAAACCTATCATAATCACTTGCTTGGTATTTAATATTAAGCTTAGATCCTCCTGAACCAGGACAAGAAAAATTTACAGTAGTATCAGGCGTTGTATTAGTACAATGTGTTTTGGCATCAGAACAAATATGTTGACCTTTAATATCTTGGTTACAACCTATGGTTCTTCTAGGGTCTGGACAAGGTTTACATTGAATTAATACAGTTCCGTTACTAGGTTTACAGGTTTCTAAATAACTTTCTGAAAATTTAAAATTAAAGGTATTATCATAATACAATTTAACAAACAAATTAATCACTTGATATGGAGAATAGTTATTAGTAGGGAAATTAAGTTTGACCCAATCTAATAACATATTAGCTGATGGGCTAGCTGACCATGTATTATAATTGAGGATTTTGGGGTAGTATAATGAGAATTCATTTACAGACCAAGAAGCACTTAATGTTTGCACCGTGTTAATAGCTCCGTAATAATTTTGTATTATTCGCTGTATGTTTAAACTCATGTTTTGCATGGTAGCACTAAACTGATTCACAGTAGTACAAAGTGCTTGCCAATTATTTAAATCCCTTGACAAACTTAACAGATTGGAACTCAGCACTACAACGTTAGTATTAATAATATCAAGAGAATTTCCAACACAAGAATTCTCATCTATTAAATCTATATTAGCGCAAGTAGGATCGGTTTTATGTAATTCCATTTTTATTTCCAATTAATCTTATAAAGAGATGTATGCACAGGTGAGAATTTATTTAAAATTCTTTTTATAGCATTTTGTATACTAACCTTTACATTATCACTTACATTCAAATTACGTATATTAATATTATAATATTTACTTTTACTTCCCTGGAGTTGAAATTTAAACCAATGTTTAATTTCTTCTACATAATTTCTAGTGCCTATTTGCATATCCCAATTCAAAGTTTTAAACTCTGGCGCAAATTCTGATGAATGATATATTTGTTGCATCTCCCCGGTTGTTAAATATATATTATACATTCTTAAATCTGCAACAGATCCCACAAAACGATATCCTTGTGTAGAATTTAAAAAGTTATTTAAAATAGTATTTTTTACAGAAGCTGCTCCGAGAAGTAAAGATGTTCTGTAATCGTAATGTAATTGTTGAGTATTAGGAAAGAAATTAGTATGACTTACTGCAATGGCATCAACCATATACTGAGCAAATCCCTGCGTACTATCAAAAACCAAACTAAAATGATGCCACCCAGGAGAAAGAGAAGATGGGTCAAAATTTAATGATATTAATCTAGCATAATTATTATCCGCATCTGCAACCTTAAATTTCCAACACAAATTATGTCTGGTTGAATAATATTTTCTTAAATTTTGATATCCAGTAAAATCACCTTTAGAAATAAAATTTATAGAATCTTGAGGATTAGTTAATCCTCCTAAATTTATTCGAGATACAGCTTGTCCGTTTTGATCTATAAGATAAGCTTCATTGACCGTGGAATCAATCATTACCATTAAATCATCATGGTAAGAAGATAAAGAACATTTATTAGTTAATAAAGGAGAATCTATAAAATTAATATATCTATTGCGTTCCTTATTTTGTGTAGACGGATAAGATGTATAAGAATCCTGTGTAGTTACTTTTAATAAATTTTCCTGGGCTAATATATAAGCTGGTTCTTTGTCAGTTGTTGAAAGGAAATGATAATCTTCTTCTAAAGAAGAACTCATAATAGGAATCTGCACTGGTTTAGGAACCGGACAATTACTTTGATCTAATAAATTAGAACCTAGGCTATAAGAAAATACAAAATTACCTTTAGAATCTATTTTCGTATATTTTTCATCATTAGATATAATCCAAAGATTGTTTTCTCGATCACAAGTTATTTGTCTAGATAACCCTACAACTCCAAATATATTTCTATTCTTATAGAGGTTAATACCTATTATTTCCCAGATATTATTATTGTTATCTATAACTGAGGCATTACCATAAATCTCTATCAACTTATTGTTCAAATCTATTTCTATACGGTTAGTAGAAGAAGAAACAGAGACAAGAGACACATAGCTACAATTAGCGTCTAATAACATATATTTTTTAATACTGTTATCGTATATATAGAAATAACCAACACTATTCATTTCTATTTGATCAATCTGTTTTAAGAAAGAAGCATTGGGAATAGTTCTGTCTATAATAATTTTATTATCTGGATCATATTTTATAGCTCTAAAATTTAAAGTGTCAAAGACCCAATAACTATAATCTGGTAATCTTTGAACTATACTAAAGGAATGATAATTTGGATCTAGATTGTTTACAGTATTTAAAGAAATAGTATTTTTAGATATTTCGGAGAATCTATAATTTAGATTGTGTATACTATTAGTAGCATTATTAACAATTGTTAAAACAGGAGCCTGTAAACGAGATTCGTTTATTAAACCAAATCCGCTACCGTAATAGTTACCAAATATTTGATACCCATTAATATTACTCCAGTCATCAGCTTTGACCCAGAGAGAAACTGATAATTTATCATTTGGCAATAAACTATCTGTAGCCGGAAATACTGCATAATTTTCACCAGTCAAATTAAAATAATTGTCTTTAAAATCTGTAGGCAAACTATTATAAACCAATCCATTATTACTAAATACAGAACTGTCTATTAATGGCGAAGACAACCAATCAGTTATAGTCAATACATTAGAAGGACTATTGTTAACATAATTGTAATTTAAAGAAGGTAAAAAGTTTTTACTATCTGATCTCCCTGTGTGATGATACTTATAAAGTATTCCTGGCTTTAAATTTACTTGAGATACTATATCATAGATATACGGTAGGTCTGGATTTAATCTATCATTATAAACTAAAGAAGTCGCTGATAATGCTTGATCCGAAGTATAATAAGCTGAATTATAATATCTATCTTTCCATACTAAAGAATTATCGGAATTTCTACATAACCAAGAACACAACCAAATATTATTCACATCATTAGAAGAAAACAAATTCAACCCAGTTGTATGTTCTGTATAACTATAAGCATTGGTGTAGATTCTATCTGAAACACCTGGTAGTTCTCCTCCTACTGCTCCACTCTCAATAAAACCAGCTTCATTAATAGAAACAATATTTGATGTAGGACTATAGAAAAAATAGGTATCACCTACAGGCAATTCCATTTTTAATGTATTAGTTTGATATCCTAGGTGAATAGAATTTAATCCACCAGACTGATTAGTACCAGAATATATTTTCGTATATATTCTATTATTGGATAAATTATTATAGTTGTATTCTGTGGTCTGATAATTTTTTAAGGGATGAAAATATAAATCAGTTTCCGCTCCAGAGGATGTTATATTGAAATTTTCTGTAGGGAATATACCAAGATAATTTTGAAGATAATTTGTATTTTTAGAATATACATGTAAACCGTTTTGAACATTTAATGGTGATGCTTGATACTTCACTAAAAAACTATTTGCCACACTATCAAAAGATTTTGTTTTACTTTGATAGGAAGACAAATAAAAGACTGCATTAGTTGGTAAAGCCGAAGTAGGGTCTATATTGACTAGAGATAAAACACCATCAACACTTGCTACTATGTTATTAAAATTAGATCCTGCAGAGAATAATGAAATATAACGATCTCCTAAAAGGTAATCGAATAATTGACTAGAATCTATGTTAGCAGAATTTTTTAAAGGAGTGAATTTTAATTCATCATTCACAATAGTTAAAATTTGTCCTTGGTTATTTTCTATATATACCTGTGACTTATAAAAATTAAATTTTAATTTATTAATTTCATTGATGTTAGAGAAATATGTATTGATCAACATGCTGTCGCTAACACCGAAAATATTACCATCAATATCTGCTAAAGGACTTTCTATTAAAGATAATTTATTTGTGATTTCCGGTAGATTATTATCTGATAATATATTGTCGTTTTGGTTTAATGTAGTTAAGAATATACCGTTTTTATTATTAAATGTGATATCTTGTAAATTTTGGAGACCATCAAATATATTAAAAGACATACCATTACTAAAAGTAACTGGAGTTTTAGATAATTTTAGTTGTTCTCCTATGATATTAAAATCCAAAGCATTCCAATAGACTCCAGAAAAATTTTTAACATGAATTGCTGGTGTTGGTGTAGGAGGAAGTATTACATCAAAATTATTATGAGAAGTAACTGGTGGTGTAGAAGTAACTGGTGGTGTAGAAGTAACTGTTTGAAATTGAACTAAATTATTGACTCTAGGTGATCCCAAACCTGTAACCAAATCATAGCCGATTGAATTACTATATCCATTACTACCGCTGGTTATGTCTATAAAATACTTAGAATAATTGGAACTAGCTAAATTATACAAAGTGGTGTTTATGTTTTCTTTACCTACAATATTTAAACCAGCACTGTTCATTTTTGCTATAATAGCAGCCCATTGAGGTGCACCAGCACTGGTCCCCACCGTAGAATACCACCCCGAAAGATTGGTATTAGGGTTAGTCATATAAACAGCTACGCCAGCTCCATTAACTTCTCCAGCATGATATGATACATCAGGTATTCCTCTTCCTACAAAAGAATTAAAGCCATTTTGATAAGAAGGTCTAGCATTTATATTACTAATTCCTCCTCCACTACCAGACCAGCCAACCTCTGTATATGTTCCTTGATAAACATTATAATGTGTAGGTGTACCACCATATAGTACAGTACCACCCACTCCCAATACATATGGTGAAGCAGCAGGCCAATTTATCTCTGCACCCCAATCACCAGCAGCTGCAACATATTGTGCACTTGTGTTTTCAAATAAAGTATCTGGATAATGACCAACCTGATAATCATATCCTTGATAACAAAAACTCATGGATAATATATTGGCTTTAAGTGTATTAATAGCATAATCAATACACTTAAAGACATGATATCCGTCTGGATCCACTATTAATGCAATATTAGCAGATAATGCCATAGCATGTGCATATTGCACGTCTAAATTTGTTTCCAAAGCCCATCCTGAATCATAGCTAGAAGGCGTTCCGAAAGGGTAATATATTTGAATATTAGTAGAAGGTATTCCTGCCGCAGCGCAAAATGTATCTAGATCTGATTGTACATTAGGATTACCAAATACATCTATAATAGCTATAGTTTGACCAGCACCATCAGAATTAAAAGATCCACTAACTATATTTGTTACAGAATTAAATCCATAATAATCATATAAATTAGAAGGTACCAACCAACCATTTCCCGTAGGAAATGCTGCAGAAGTTACTGGAGCTGGGATGGTATCTCCATTTATATAAGAACCTGTCTCACCAGTTAAATTACCATTTTCATCTGTGTACCCCCATCTAATTAAAGGCACTGGTTTAACATTTGCTAAAGGATCTTCCATCTTATATATTTATTATTAAGTCCTATATTTAAGATTTAAATAACCCGTAATTGTTACCAAATACATCAGTTCTCCACTGATTTAAGACGCCCTTATTAGTTAGTAAAGAAGTAATTCTATCATTATATGAATTAAAACTTAATTCGTTTCTGAAAGTAGGAGGATAGTTAGGCCCTCCAGTCCAAACTTTAAAATTATTAGGATCCCAAAATTGAAAATTATCACTTTGAGTACTGAGACCTATTTGATTTTTAGTATCAATTTCGTAACTAGATTGATAAGGGACTAATTTTTGATTATTAACTGTATCTATAATAGTACCAGCTACCTTTCCAGCATAGTATGGTTGAAACATCCAACTATTATCTACATGATTAATAATAACCGGTGCTAGTTGATCATTTTTTGATAAACCTCTATTTCTTGGACCATATTTCTCTATATCTAAAAACAACAATTCAGCACTTATAGAATTGAAATAAGTTACACTATTAAGATCTAAACTTATATTATATCCTTTACCTCTGTAATAAGAAGTACCAAATCTATCTGGCGACATATAACCACCCGTCTGGGTTTTTGAAACCATATTAGAAGGGAATGATACTGTAGCAACTGTAGGGAAATGCACATTATCTAAATTAGCATAAGGTTCCATTGCTTCTGTTACTAAACTAGAAACGACCGGGAAAAAACTATTATTGCAAAAATTAATATTATATAAATTTTGTGTATATTTAAATGGATTTCTAGAATAGTAATTATACTTTGCTGGTTTGAAATCTGAATAACTTTCTAATGTTAAATCACTCTTTTCGTCTGTGGAATAAGTTACTAAATTTAAAAGAGTAGAAGGTGTCAAATTATAACAAGAGTTAGGAGCCTCTTTATTAATAATCAGTTTATTCCATTGAATATTAAAAGTAGGAACAGTAAATGGTAAAAATTCTTTCCAATCAATGTTACGATTGCTTCTGTTTATATATTCTATATAACAGTTATTATTTAAAACCATCTGAGATATTTCTGGTTGGCTTATAGGAACATAATCATTTACAAATCTAATTTGACCTGCAAAGCTCATGGTTTGCTTATTAAAATTGTTAACCGAATCCGTATTTACATATACTTTGCCCCAGAAAGGTTTAGCTCCAAAATTAACTCCTACAGCACTTAAACTATATTGGTTAGTACCATAATCCCAGCCATCCAATTTGACATTAATCGGAAATGATATACTAGGTGTATTGAAACTACCTTTCAAAGCATCTGTATGTATAACTGAAGAACGATGACTATATTTGATATAATCTCCAGGTCTTAGAACCATATCCGATGGAATAAAAGTTTGTGTCCAACTACCGTTTGAAGATAATATAGCCTTATACCAAGAAGGTATCCCAGGACCACAACCTAATAATTTTAAAGAATAATATTGAATAAAATTATTCAAATCACCGTCTGAGTCTAATAGATAATTTCGTAGATTAAAATAACAACCATCAGAAGACATGGTCTCCATTATTTGGTTATAACTTGCATAGTAACCTATATCCATAGAGGTTATTTCTACGCCTGTGTTTTTAATTTGTAAAGCTATTGGTATAGCTTGACCTATGTTATTAGTTTCTTGACCATCACTAAATATTAGAATTTTTTTAGAAGCATTTGGTCTAGGGCAATTATCATAACTTGGTAATTCTGCAACCTGATTTATAGTTTCGTTTAAATCTATACAAGCTCCTGATAAATTTGAAACAGAACAACGATTATCTGCAGGATAATTTGTATAAAGAATTGTCTGAGCTAACTGTAATGCATCAGATATATTTGTAGAGAAATTGGGATAATCTTCTATATTAGTTTGATTTATTTTATCTAATATATAATATATATCTTTAGTTAAAAATGATAAAAGTTTAACATTACTATCAAAAGATATTAAAGATATTTTAACATCAGCTTGAGTATTGTTTATAGAGACCGCCAAAGACTTTAATAATTGTTTAACAGTGTCAATATCAAATCGTTGACTTCTACTATTGTCTAACAATACAACTAAATCCACTTGACCAGAAAAATTATTAGGACAATTGATGCTTAAATTATTATATACATGATTTATTACAAGATAAGGAACAGTAGCATTTGTTGATGCTGTACTGATTTTAAGAGGATTCCTATAATAGGTATATCTTCTCCCTGTCTTTAATATCATAGGCTTATTGTTCCCAGTTTGCCATTTACCAGTACCAAAACCTATATCTAAATCCTTAGTACCATCTATCTGGAAAAAAGAAAATTGAGGACTATTATAAACATTTAAACCTCTAGTATCAATCCAATTATCTATTTTAAAACTAGAACCAAGACCAAAAGGATCAGCGAAAAGATAATCTGCCATTCCATAATAATCTTTAAGAGTCTGTCCTTGATTGCCTATAGGTGAATGATTAACAGCTTTGCAAGTACAAGGATGAGTATTAAGAGGAAAAGATTTTGTATTGTTTAAAGGATTTGGATTTTGGTAATCTTGATTAGTATAAAAATCATGAGGAAATGATTTACCATAAGCACAATCACTAGAATGTTTACAATAATAAAATACATCTTCTGCTGGAGTATCTGGTCCTAACCAAATAAATGAAGTATATCCTCCTTCATTAACTTTAAAATTGAGAGAGCTTTGTATAGAACTGTCTATGTAATTAGCGCAATGTGTAGCTGGAGTGTCGTATACTGGAATAGAATTAACAATGTCGAGTTGACTCAAAGAACCACTTCCTAACCAAGCGGCTTCAATAGGATCGTTATTTACACCAAAATTTAATTTATAAATTACATCTGCTTCATTTAAAGTAGTACCTGCAACAGCTCCGGACATAGCATATCCGTTATGTATGTCTTTTAACGCAATGGGTAAACAAACTTCTTTATCTAGGGTTGCTGGGACATTAGATGTAGTACTATCAATAACAGTTAAAGGCCAATATATATTATTATCACCTACTGATATAGGTAAATTAGTATAATCAAATTTATATAAAAATGCTTGTTCTGTTGCACTTAAAGAATTGTCTGAATAAACGGAATTAATTCTTAAGTTATTTTCTCTTTTAATAATATTGTCTGCAACATCAGAAAATTTACCAGCTAAAGATCCTTGATTTACTAAACTAGTTTGATTGAGATAAAGATCTGAACCAGAGGACAAAGGAGTAGAAGATGTGTAATATTTTGATAATATCTTTTGTTTAATAGTAGGATCAAGAACTTCAAATAAAGGTTGAGACTCATCATTTATACTATATTCTTTAAAATCTAAACTCTTGTAATCTAATTTAAAACCTACATAAGGAAATAAAAATGAAGTAGTGTCATTAGCCTTTAATGTTTTAGCAAGAGTATCATAAACTGTTTGTTGTGATATACCTTTTAACCAAGCACCTTCTATGACTCCATTTTTATCAGTAAAGATTAAATCGGAATCTAAATAGCTATTACCTGTAACATAACGATTCAATGTAAAATTAGAATCATTAATATTAAGAGGTTCAAATATATTAGTAAAAACATCTTCGTTAGTAATTTTATCGCCACTAGGCCAATAGAACCAATTATTTCCATATTGGAAATCTAAATTCATTATATAATCAGGAGGTCTATTATCCTCGGTTAAAGGTACAGCAGTTAACCCATAAACATTTTCTCCTAGATATTTTTGAGAACCTATAATTTGATTATTGATTAAAGATGTAAAAGAAGAAGAAAGGGCTAGAGTCGAAAGAGTGGAAAACGATGTAAGGTATTGATTAAAAATTTTAGATAGAGGAGTAGGAGCAACTCTTGAAAGGAATCGAGTTGATAACAATCCGTTTATTTCTGAATCAGATAAATCAGTAAAAGGTTCTGCATCTGTAAAGCTTATATATTCATCTATAGAAATTGAAGGATCTGAATCATGGTAATTGTTTTTATCATATAATTCTTCTATTTCTATAAAGAAATCTTCTTTAACTTCCGACAACTCCGGATAAAATGATGCTAATGGTGATACTGGAACTCTAGTATATGAATAATCTTTTTTTGTAAAATTGTTTAAAACATATTCATATAAAACATTTTCTAAACCTAAATTAGAACCATTTAAACTATCTCTGGTTTTAGTTCTTTTTAAAAATTCTCTTTTGGATATTATTATTTGAGATATCTCTTTGAGCTTATGTGCAATATAAGGAATAACATAAATTAGATCTTCATCCTTTGTATAGTCAATATCTGATAAGAACAAATCTCTTTCGTCTTGATTAAAAAGATGGGTCAGATCTTTTATTAATTGTATATATTGTTGTTTAACACTTTGAGATATCGTATAAGATGAATTTTTAGTATTACTATTCTGATACCAGGAATTAAGATAATCTAAATAGACTCTTTGAGATGTATCACCAGAACTGCCTTGTTCATTAGCCCAGTCTTGATACGATAAAGGTGTAGAAGTGTTTAACGAAATACTCATTTAAGATTAATTTTGTGGTATGGTAATCGGAGTAGATGTTTGATTACCCTTATCGTCTGTACAGCATTGTGAAATATTCAAAACATATACCGGAAAACTTCCTTTAACGACTTTATTATTTTTAATATAAGATAATAATTTAATAATAGTCTGATTCATATTATCAAATACTTACTTGACATAGCAATTTTTTTTAATATAATAGCTGTATGAATGATAAAAATTTACAACAACGCTTAAAAGAAGAGACTGCAGAGTTACATCGTGAGTCGGAACAACACCCTTTGATGCAATCATTTGTAACAGGTTCTTTTAAAAAAGAACACCTACTGGATGTATTAATTAATCTCCTTCCTATCTATCAGGTTGTAGAACAACGACTTATCTCTAAAGAAATTATTAACAATCCAGAACTCAAGAGAAGTATTAATATTCAAAAAGATATTGATAAACTTGTGCAAGACATAGGTTTAGGTAATCGACAAGTAAGAAAGATTACATCACATTGGTTATCTTTTTCTTGGTCTAGAAAATTAGATCTCTTAAAGGGTGATCTCTATCTCAGATGGTTGGCAGATTTCTATGGAGGAAGAATTCTTGCCAAGTCTCAAGCACCCTATAATGAAACATATGCTTCAGAAAACCCAGGTGCAGTTATTACTACAGTAAGATATATTTTAGATCAAACCTCAAATGATACTACAGACGACGAAATTGTAGAGCATACTAAGGGATTTTTTAAATTTCATATTCAGTTATTTGAAGATATATGGACCAATTAAGACAGTATTTTGATACCATTACACAAGACTTTAATAGTCTTTTAGGTTATTCAAAAACAGGACCTAGTAATTTTATTAGACCAAATTGGATTAACAATTACTACGAACATCATAATCCAGCGTTAAGACATGCCCATCTTCAGTATTATAAAACTGATAGAATTGGTATTGTACACCTCAACGTATTTCCACAACCCACAATTGATTATCCTATATTAGGTGCAGACTTAATTGAAATTGGTGGCAAGATTACTGGGTTCTTTCTTGATGTAACACCTATTCATAAAAATCAAATTATACAAAAATCTCTTATACAATTTAAAAGTATATTGAAGTCACCTCAAAGAAAATTACCAGAATGGGCTAATTTCTTTAGTGAAAATTTTATCTGTATTACACCAGATGAAAATGAAATTGATTATATTATGAATAGTTCGAGATATATTATACGTAACTATCTTATTAATCTTAAATTGTATAAAGACAAATATAAGGAAAATATAAAAAAGCAAAATGATTATTGTATTGGACAAAAGAAAAACGATAAGACATTTAAAGCATTAGCAGCTGATATCGGCGAAGAAGAAGCTAAAAATTTCCTTAATAATTTTATGTTCCCAGAAATAGGCTAAGTATCAATAATGGATTCCAATTATAGTAATGATGCAGGACAACGCTACCCGACAGGGTTTGAATCAAATGTAAATCGCAGTATAGCTGGTAATGTAGTACTTAAAATACCGATACCTCATAAAAACCAACACCAAAAAAAAATTAAAGATCTTTCTGATTGTATCACCAGATTAGCAAATCTTTTAACGAAAATCAACTCTTAATATTTGATTTTCGAGATTCTCTTCATAATTAGATACATGATACACAAATACAAAATTAATATCTCTTTCTCAGGTTCTACTTTCGGTGAAAGGGAAACAGCTCTTAATAGAGAAATAGAAAAAGTTCAAAGAGCACTTGTATCCCGAGGATTTAAAGTCATTGATTTTGAGGTTAATAGTAAAACATATCAAAAGGCTATTGTAACTTTTACTTATAATGGTTGATTTTTAGGTCTTATTGTTATAATATAACAAACTATATGAAAACAAATATCGAAATATTTTTATCTTTTATTATTAAGAGCGTCTCTGGTCTTTTACTTAAATTGATTCCGGGTTTAACACTATTGGTTAATATAAATAAGTGGGCAAACATAAATATTGAATTAATTTCAGATGAAAAATCTTTAGTTGAAGCTGATTATTACAATCTTTCTGAAAACGATATTGTTAATTTATTTAGAGAACTTAAATATCTTGCAGAAGAAGGACATTCTAACCATAAGCAATATCTTATTAAGAGAGTTAATTTCTTAGCAAATGAAGGATTAAATTTTACAGACAATATTAATCTTCCAGAATATCGCAAACTTAGTCCAGATGAAATCCAAGATATCTTTTTTAAAGATATTGAAAAACCTAAGAGAGGACGCAAAAAGGGTTCACATTCTAAAAGAGATAAAAAGGGTCGGTTCACTTCTAAAAAGAAGTAAAATATCCACAATGTGAATATTTTGGTTGATCTTTCCCCTATTTGGGAATATTATAGATCTAACAATAACACCAAAACATTAACAACCAAATAAAACACACACATATGGATACATACACACTAAATCAAGCAATTCAGATGGCGCCCGCAATCGCCGCAACGGAGCCTTCACCGATCGTTTCTGATCGTTACAGCTTCATCAACACCGGAGAGTTCCTCGAGAAGGCAATCGATTCCGGTTGGACCATCCGTGATGTTCGCCAGAGCAGGAACCGTTTCGGGATGCACAAGGTGGACCTCATCCAGACCCAGTACAAGGACAGTAGCACAGTGGGAGAGGGTATGCCTCAGATCAGCATCATCAATAGCCACGATCGCTCCAAGCGATTTCAGGTTATGATGGGCTTTTTCCGTTTGGTTTGTTCCAATGGTCTTGTGATTGCCACAGGAGCTAATCTTAATATTCGAGCCATGCACCGCTTCGGTGATGATAAGCTCTCTACTCTCATGAGCACCATGGAGCAGGGTATTAAGCAGTTCAGCGTCATTGGTCAGAAGGTTGATCAGTTCCGCGATCGTATTCTCTCTCAGGAAGAGAAGAATGCCCTGGCGCGCTTCGCTCACTACATCAGGTTCCGTTATCGCCAGAATCTTCCTACCTCCATTAAGCCAGATGCTCTCCTTGGAGTTCGTAGGGATGTGGATAAGGGAGATGATCTCTGGAGGGTTTACAACACCATCCAGGAGAATATGACTCATGGAGGTCTTAACCTTGGACGCGGTCTCACCCGTCTTGAGGATGATACTCGTTTCAATAGTGAGTTCTGGGTCGGAGCTGAGGCAGCTCTTACGCACCGCGGAGCTGATTTCGAACACACGCTCAAGTCCCTCTTCCCTAAGAAGGAGAGGGCATAATCATATGGCTGGCAAAGGATCCAAACCTCGTATTAAAGACTATAAGAAGTATGTTGAGAACTTTCCAAAGCCCTCTAAAAAAGTAGAGGGCTTTGTGACAGTCAAAGGCAAACAAACTAAAAAATATTAAATTGAAAGTCAAAGATATGGCAGTGATTATTCCTAGATAAGCTTGCTCTTCCTTATTATTATCTATAATATATATTCATAATGAAAAACATAGCAAAACTTATTTTAGTGATATTAGCTCTATATCTTTCGGCTTGTGCTTATTACCCTCCTCCATATGTAAATGCAGAAGGAGTCACAGTTTATCCGCAAGCATGCTATGGTACCGGAGGGGTATATGGTGGTGGATATTATCCAATTTACGGAGGATACGGAGGTTGGGGTGGTTGGGGTGGTGGTTACGGATCTGGCAACAGTCTCTTTGGTTGGAATAATGGTAATAACGGTAATACTACCATTAATAATGTTTATACCGGAGGCAATACTACAGTGTCTGCTACATCTACAAGAAATATAAATACAACCTCATATAGAGGAAACAATAGTGGTGGAGGTAGTTATCCAGTTTATGGCAATGCCGGTAGTTATCGAGGTGGAGGTAGCTATCCTGTTTATGGTAATACGGGCGGTTATCGAGGCGGAGGATATGGAGGAGGCGGTTATCGAGGCGGAGGATATGGAGGAGGCGGTTATCGAGGCGGAGGAGGATATCATCGATAATGTATTACTTTTGGTTAGTATATTATTTTATTAAAAAATCTCCAGAGATTATATATCTCTATATATACAGAGAGATTCTTTATATTAGATTATTAATTTTTGAATTGTTTGATATCTAGAATAAATATCTAGTGACCCAAATTTTTAATTTAACAATTCAAAAACTTTTAAGCGAATCTAAAGCAATGGCTTTGACTCCTGAAGAGGATCAAGAAGTTAAAAAGGCTATTATAGAATATAAAGAATTAATATCATTAATGGATGAAGTAGGTATTAATAACCCTCATCGTCTTACCCCTAAACAAATGTTAGATTTAGGGCAATATAAGATAGCCGGTAAACCTATAATTTTTAAAGACATATACATAGGCGGTGAAAGAATCCACGGTATTCAATTAAGTGATATCAAATATAAAAACCGAGCTAAAAAAGAAGGTAAGCAAGATACTAAGGCCATAGTATATGTAAATTTTGCAAAAGCAAAAATAGATTTAGCAGCTTATATTTTTGAAGCGGATAAGGAAAATAGAGCTTTGGGTATCAAAAAACCTACAGTAGTCATTAATAATGATTATGTAGGTGGTAAATTAAAAGATCTTTATGCTTTAATTTCTCATGAAATTTTACACGGCGTTCAAAGATATAAAACACGTAGTCCTGGATATGAACAAGCCACAGAAGACATTATGAATGGCTTAGAATGGGATAAAGTGGATTATTATACAGACCCAGGAGAAATGGAAGTTCAGATAGGAGAAGTTGTTGGTAACATTCGTTATTATTTTGATAATGAATATTCTAAATATCAAAAGTTTAATAAAACAGAAGGTTACCCTGTAAAGGGATGGGAAGAAAGAAAAAAACTTATATTAGAAGATTTAAAAAGATTCTTTAGTAACCCACCGGAAAATTATTACGAATATAAAAAATTTAAAGTTCCAGAATATTTAAAGCGTAGTGAAGATTTCATAGAAACTATTGTAGGACTCTATGGAGCATCCAAAGAAACCGATAAAGGATACGAAAAGAAACAATGGGAAAAACCTTGGAGAAAGCTTCAATCTGCATTATTTAACGTATACAATGAATTGGACAAAAAATATTTAAAACCTTCATAATACTTAATATACATAGATATATCATAAGTATTAATGTGAACTCTCACCCCTCAGAAGAGCATATCCAGGAAAAGGTTTTAGCAAATTTTCAAAATGCTGCAAAGATTTTTTACGAAGATTTACAAGATGATTTTTTAAAAGATATTCGAGCCAAATTAGATGATGGTACTATTCAAGTAGATGAAGATGAAATAGCAGAACTTTCTTTAAAATATGCCAAAGAATATGAGTCCATGTTAAAAAGGACTAAAAAAGAAGAAAAGTTTATTAAAGGTTATGTTAATGATACTTTTGATTTAGTTTGTGATAGTCTTAGTGAAGGTTTAATAGAAAAAGAAGAAGCTGAAATAGTATTTGTAACCCTTAAACATATACTCACAGCGGGTAAAATAGAAACAGATAAAAATACCAAATTAAAATAATATTTGACATACGTTCTTATTGTTATAAAATAATAAGAATGAAATATATCACTTATATTATATATTGTGTATTTATGTACAGCTTAACATTTATGCCTTTTTTCTATGTTATTTTTTGGAAAAATGCTAGTCCTTGGTGGTTTTTATTGGCAGCTCTTATGGCAAATTGTACGTCATCACCATCTGCTTGGGGATTATCTGGAGAGATTAAAAAGGACGTAGAAGAAAAGATTTCACACATTATTACAGATGACAAGGAATGAAAAATTAATCCTTAATTCAGAAGATTATAATTGGTATAAAGAATATAGAAAACAGATTTTGAATCTTCCTAAGGACCAAAAATTCAAAAAAAAGAAAAAAAGAACTTTCCATTCCAAATAATATTCTATATTATACTTGGATATGAATTGCAAAACCTGCTATAACCCAATTGAACAAGAACGTCTCTTTATTCTCCCTAACACCGTGTTTTGTGCATCATGTGCACAAAAACATAATAATGTAAAACCTCGCAAAGGTATTATGTGCTACGGGTCTAAAGATTGTGGCGAAATTCAAATCGTATCAGCAGACTATTACGAAGCCAATAAAAATTATTTTGTTCCTATTGGAGCTCGTAGCGCTGTAAAGAATTTTAGTAAAAATGTTTGCGCATGAGTAAATATGTCCTGCAACGCTGGTCGGGGGTAGCTTGGTATGATACTATGTGCTCCCCTTATGAGACTATGGGGGAAATCAAAGCTCACCTGAAAGATTATGGGTGGCATTATACAGAAAGCAATCCTTACAGAATTAAAGATTATAATCCGAAACAAAAAATTAAAAATTATTTTCCAAAATATAATTTAAATTCTGATAAGGGCGTGGTTGTACAAAATACATTTAATTTCTGACCCAAAAATAAGCGTAAGTATTTGGGTGCAACCAGTAGATCATCTTACAGAAAAATGGACCAGTTTCCATAAAAATGACAAAGAGGCTCAAAAAGAACTTGAACAAAAATTAATTAAGTTTAGTGAAACACATTTAATAGTTACGGCAAAGAAAACTCTTATAGAATCTAAGCGTACTCGAGGTAGGTTAGAAAATAAAAAAGACGGACAAGAGCTTTTTATTTATTCTTTTATGGTGGTTAAGGCCCCTAAGAAGATAAATAGTATATAATGAATAAGAAAGATTTAGATTTAATTTCAGAAGCTTATGTCAAAGTAAATAAAACAAAGGCTACTCTTCAGGAGTCTTTTAATTACACAGAACTTGCACATCAAATTTTACATGCAGCTGAAGAGCTCATGAATGATGGAGTCAGACATACCTTTGCTGAAGTCTGGCACGGTAATGAAGACTACGAAGTAATTTTAGAACGCTATATAGATAGTATTAAAGATTTAGTTATCATAGCTTCTCAGTTAAAGAAAGGTGATTTGGAAAAAGTTAAAAAACTTTACAATAGTTTAGACATGGTAGCAAAAGATCATCTTCCAAGATCTTTTACTATGTTAGTTGACAATCTTACAGTATCCAATCCTTCAGAAGAAGAGAAAGAAAAAAATGCCTAAAATTGTTTATTGGGGTGGCCAAGATTATAAAGTCGTAGACGGTCAAAAGTCTTATGGCCCTTTTAGCAAACAAGAAGCAGAAGAGTTTGTAAAAGAATTAGAAGATTTAAACAAACCAGGTACTTACGAAGATTTTAAAAAACTATTTGGTCCTCTTCGCGCTGAACTTAAAAAGCATATTGAAGATACTAAAGTTCAACGCGAAGAGGAAGCTAGAAAAAAGAAAGCAGCTGGTGAAGCAGAATTAAAAAGTCTTTCTTTCAAAAGACATTTCTCAGACTCTCAAAGTCTTTCCTAGACTATTAACAGTGGCTTTGTTCCCGTGAACAACCACCGGTTCAACACCTATTACATCATCTGTATAGTTGATAATTGAAAATCCATTTTGCCAGTTGCAACTTGGTGCATAATCCGGATCCATCTTACAAGCACAACCATTTTCATAGTTAGTATTATAGATGTCACCCCTGAGCCCTGCTGCTGGAATTCTTTGACACGTCATGCCCATACGATGAGTATGATTAGTCATAGTAGACGTCATCTTCTTCTCCCATTCTCCACGAGCTGACATAGCTCCTATTTTTCTAACAACAGTTCCGTGATAGACAATAAAGTTTGTAGGTAATACAACTTCATCAACTAATTTAATTCTACTCCAAGACTCTTTAGGGAAGAAGAGATTTTGATAAGAAAGTTCATCTTTAGCAATCTCGGCCAACTCTCCTAACTGAGCACTAAGATATCTCCAAAGCCTTCCTTCAACGGAATTGCCTGAATGATTAGCATTAGTCTCAAAGATTAAGGAACCAAACGGTTCTGTAACATCATGAAGAAGTTTTAAGAATTTATGGTATGCCTCTCTTTCTTTAAGAAGACTTTGTTTATATCTAGCATCCTTTGGATACTTACTAACTGCAAACATATCCATAGTATCACCATTAAGGATAACTTGCTGTGGTTTAGTCTCTGCAACAGTTTGCAAGAAAAGATCTAAAGTATTCCAATCTTCACAACCAAAATGTGTATCTCCTATAACACAAGCAATTTTATTAGCTTCTTGTCTAACTTTAGATCTCTCCGGAGCTGGATAAACAATAGGAGCCAATTCCTCAATCGATAATTTAGGATTTTTAGCAATTGGATCAAATGGAACATATACATCATCTTCACCCAACTCACTATCTTCTGAATAGTATTCATCTACAATAGTTGTTACCGTGTGATGTTTACGAGGGCTCACCCAATCAAATATGGTTGACCTGGGTACACCCAGCAGATTAGATATTTCAGTCTTGGACTTACCCTGTTGGAAGAGATCCTGTGCTAAGGATTTCTTCTGATCTCGTGTTAGAATGTTATTAGACATTGTTTTTATATTAATAAATATTTTAAATATATCAAGTATTAATTTTTAGGGGTTCTTTTTGATTGACCTTTCCCTAATTATTAGATATTATTAATACATGAAAAATAACAATACCACATTGACAGAAGCATATTCCTCTATCTACAATGAAGATATCACCACCGAGAAAGGTGCTCAACACACACAAGAGCTTATCACACAGCTTCTTGATTACCTTAGCAAGGGTCAGACTATTGCAGCCTTTAAGTATAAATCTAAGGGTCTCGGGGAGACTGCAGACTACCAGGTACATTTGAATGTTGATTATAAAAAGGCTAAGGAAGAGGATTATAAAAAGCTCGAAGCTTATGAGCCTCAGACAGAATTGGAAGCGCAAGCCAAGGAGCACCTTCTCAATCTCTATCGCAACCCAAAAGCTCGTACTCAGAAGCAATTGGACACCTATACCAGTTATGGTAAGGGTATCCGAGTCAATAATAACAATGGTTTGTTGCATCTCTTTGGTTACAAGATTAACAAGAAGACCATTGAAAATGGGGTAGAGAAAAAAGATACTCGCGGAGAACTCAAGAAGGCTTGTGATAATCTCAAGATCAAGCTCAACTTTCTACACCAGGCAATTCGAGATTTTATTCTTGATCCAGACCATATCATTAGCCTCAAGGCTAAAGGCAATGTCATTGAATTTCAACAAGATGACAACGGTGCTAGCACTGGAGGGGAATAAGTAATTTGGTGAATTTTAGAGAATTCTTTACAGAAAGATATATTTCCAGTGATGGGGTAGCAGACAGGTATTATAAATTACCTTCATCTAAGCTACCTCATTACATTTTAAAAGATGAATTGACTCAATATAAATTTTCTAATGATAAAGAAAATTCTATTGGAGTCTTAAAACCGTATCGTAGAGCTGGAAACGTACATGCGGCTTGTACTTTTGAACCTAATAAATTAGATTTAAGAGTATTTCTTTTCCATTTAGCCAAGTATAGACATACAGATGAAAAACCTAAAAACGCTTTTCATCAAAGACTTTGGAAAGATTTCTATGAATCTGTTGTAGACGATACAGTCCGCATTGTTAATGAACAATTAAAGTTCAATCCAGATGCTGTTTTATATTATGTACAATCTAAAAGTCCTTTTAATGAAGCAGTAAGAAGTAAAATCAATACACCTTCTCATAAGGTAAGCAAGAAAACCTTTGGTGATTTGTATAAGATATATAAGTCTAATAAGTTTATTCTTAACTCATTAGTTAAGTCCAATATTAAAGATGATAAATATCCCAATCGTAGTATTATAGCTAAAAATGCTTTAGAAAAATTATTAGATATAGTAGGCAAGGATGGAAACATTCAACAAGAACCTTTGTCTTTAGAAAAGGTTGCAGAGTATATAATCGATTTAAAGGTAATAGATAAAAATAAAATACCAGCTGGAGATGCAGGGTTTGCAACTAATAAAGCCTGGGTTCAAGAACGTCTAGTACCTAATGGGTTTTTTAATTTGCCCGATGCTAGTGGAAAAACTATTATAGTTATAGACGATAATATCAATTCAGAAAGTACCTATATGGAAATTAATAGTAAAATAAATCAAAGGGATAAATATATTAAAATTATTTGGGTAGTAGGTATTATGCCTGAAGAAGTTATAAAAAATATAAAATAGTATGCAATTTAAAGAATTCTTTACAGAAGAAAAAAATGTAACACCAGAAAAGAGGTATCACAATATGGTTATTCTTTACGGAATGCCGGCATCTGGTAAGTCTTCAGTCCTTAGACACGGATTAATTAATCTTCCTAATATTAAAGTGTTAACATCTGATCATTGGTTAGAAATGATAGCCAAAAAGGAAAATTTAAATTTAAAAGACCCAGCAGTTGTTAATGCTTTACATAAAAGAGTATCTCCAAAATTTGACAAATACCGAGAAGACGTTCTCCATACCAATAATAAAGCTAACATCGTTATAGAAAATATTGGTAAAAATTATCATAAGCTTTTAAAATTAATAACAAAAGCCCAATCAGAAGGTTTTAGAGTTATATTAGTTTGGATCAAAGTGGAAAAAGAAACCTCAGTGAAGGCTAATGTTGCAAGAGATAGATTTGTCAATCCAGAAGAAATAGAAATTTCTTATGAAAATACACGTAAACATTTTGAAGCATTAGTTGATGATGTAGACGAAGCATGGATAATAGATAATGATACACATCCAAATTTTAATGATTTTAGAAGTTCTAAATTTGTAAAAAGAATAAAATGAATATTGATAAGTTAACAAAAGAACAATTAATAGAAATTCTTAATGAGCTAAAGACTTGTGAGGGAACTATTTATGATGTATTTGAAAATACAACTAATCCCAATACTAAAATATGGATTCATGCATGGAGACGATATTGTGATAACTCTAGCGACATAGAAGATTATTATCCTCCGTCTTTAATAAATTTATGACATTGGAAGAAGAAAGAGACTACTGGAAAGAGTTAGTTAAAGAATTAGCTGACAGAATGGATCAGGAAATTATAAAAGAATATAAATTAAAAATAGAAAATAATAGTTGCAATTCTGAACAATTAGAGTTATTATTTTAAACATAAGAATTGATCTTTGATAGTACATTTTAACGCAGGATGGACAAACGGTTAAGTCGTTGCGCTCATAACGCAAAGATTCCGGGTTCGATTCCCGGTCCTGCCAAATATTGCCAGTGTATCTTTATATACCAAGTATTGTTTAAGTGGCTGCTTAAACAATACAAGCCCTCAGCCAAAGGGGCTGGCTTATAAAATTTAACCGCTCTCTAGTTGTAGGTATAATCCTAGAGAGGAGTAAAGCTGAGTTGTCCGTTGGTGATTAGTAAGCTTTACTTTCGTTGGGGGAGCCAAAGACCTATGGTAAGCTTCGATCCCAGTGTTTGATAAATACAGACTAGACGGCGCGCTGGCTCCATGCCGGCACCCGTTGAGAAAGAAACAAAATCCGGAACAAAAGTCTTTCATACCACTAATTTCTTTAGTAATGCTACCAAACGCATGTCTCAAGTCGTGGGAGTACGGATACCGAAGCCGTTGGAACGCAGAGAGATAAAGAAAAAGTAAGAAGACTCGTTGCCTTGACGATACCAGCGCGATGGTGAGAGGAACGTATAAAAGAAAAATAGGAGCTAAAGCTTTAGTCAAGCAGAGGCTCCTATTTTTTTTTCTTGTATTTCCTTCTATAATTTTATATTATAGATACATGATAGAACAAACACCACTTCCTTTCTTTTGTAATGATGGCGGCTTTAAGGCTTCTGGCATTAAGGACACTAATAATTGCACGGTTATAAGCTTTGCAATTGTTACTGGTGTTGAATATAAAACAGCAGATTATATTGCAGTAAAAACCAAGCGTCGTCGTAGTTGTGGGCATTGGCCACATAAGATGGTTGCATATGCTAAAAGAGTTTATAATTTTAAATTTAAAAAATTTAAATTCTCCTCTATGACAATACAAAAATTTATTAGGACCTATCCAAGTGGTAGATATTATGTTGCTACTAATAGGCATTGTTTTGCAATTATTGATGGTGTCGTTAATGATCATTCTGATATCAATAAACGTTTTGGAATCATTAAAGAGGCATGGCAATTTATTAATTAATCCTATATATTATAACAATGCCTCAATGAACCCTTTATCAGAGCTCAAAGAACATAGGTTTAATGGAATGATCCCTGAGAAGGAGATCTTAAAGAATTTGCCTGAAGATATTGTTCCTATCTGGGAGAAGTATATGAGAGGCAAAACAGTTCAAGAGATTGGATTTGATGATTGGGGAATCTATGATTATGATTATGATGCCTTTCGTAGGCATATTATCAATCTTTGTCTAAAGCATATGGATGATGAAGATAAGGAGAAAAGAGCTGTTGTATTAGATGAGTTAACTAAACAGGCCCAGAACCTTGATATGGGATATTGAAAAAAGCTTGAAGTGTCCTAAAGAGCCCTATAGTATAAAGGCATGAAAAAGAAAATTGATGCAACCCATAAGGAATTCTGTGATTGGTTTCTTGCTGAAATTAGGCAAAAAGGAGATATGAATGAGATTAAGAAGGAATGGTCAGAAGTAGAGGCCTGTATCTATGAATCTGATAAAGATTATAAGATGTACTTTAAACTCTATAAAGATGATGATAGGTCTGTAAGACAGATTAAAGGTTCAAAGCAGCTCTTTAATCCAACTATTGTTATTGATAAAGATGAAGAGGGTAATTTAATTGGAATAGAAATTCTAGCATACAAGTAATATGAATTATATATTCGCAGTTATTACCAAGGTCCCAAAGCCTAAGGATGGCAATGTCTATGATGCTGTTATGGTTAAGGACTGGGATGAGTTTAATAAGGAGCAGATTTATCGAATGGCTGTAGAAGAGGACTTTGATAAGCCTAATGATTATATTAATGCTCATATCCCTGTGTTTGCCTTAGGGGAAGTCCTTATCCTTGATGGATCTTATGGTAGGGAGATAGCTGGAATGAGGAGGAAGCCATCGAAGTGGTTTGTAGATGTTGAAGAGTTTGATAACCTAGATGATGCTGTAAAGAAGGCTCAAGAAGTACTCAAGGAGGATTAAAATATGAATGAAGAAAGATACTATCCAGGTAAAGGTTGTCAATGCTATGCACACTCTGAATATGAATGTGCTTGTAATGTAGATTGGACAGAACCTGAAGTCTATGAATTGAGGGATGAA